CGGTTGCACCTGCCGCAAGTGTGGCTATGATGATAGCCGGAATGGTACGTTTGTTCATAATCGTTTTTGTTTTATTATAGCGACGATGCTTGCCGCCGCTTGGTTTGTAACTCTGTTTAATGTTTTACCTGATAGCCTTGCGTCTGCTCTACGGGCAGGTTCTTGTCAAGAAGATCGGCAAGCTCGTTGAGATCTTCTTCTTCAAATGTCACCATGCCTTCGAGCACCGACAGCGGTCCGTTGTTGCGCATCTTCTCCACGATGTCGTGTGCCATCTGCGGTATGCTCTCTTCGGGTATCTGACCGAAATATCGGGCAAGCATAGGTGCGACGAGCGAGTTGATGATTGGCTGAATAAGCGGCTCGATGTCCTTCTGTAGAGCATAGCTGCCACTGACAATGCCTAACGAGCTGATGGTGGCTTGCAGAGACTGAAGCATGGGTAGGCGCATGAGGTTGCCTGCGGCTATCTGCGAAATGGCGGGTCGTGCCCATTCGGACACGACTGCCGCCAAGATTTGTGAGTTTTTGTATTCCATATATATAACAGGATTACGTCATTCTCTTACTGATTGCATCCACAACCGCAACCGCAACCAGTCTGGCATACGTTGGTTGAAGGGATGAACAACTTGGTTACGCTCGACAACGACGCTACCTGCGACTTGAGCACGTCGATGCTGGCGTTAGCTGCCGCATTGTAAGCCATCTGCTGTGCGTTGACGGCTTGCTGCGCATCCTTGTTTGCATCCACTTTGTCTTCTACACGGCGCAACTTCGTGTCGAGATACTGTGTCACTTCAACGAGTTTCTTGTCGGTGTAGTTCTCGCTCTTCTGAATGGCGAGTTCGGTCTTCAGAGTGCTGTTCTCCTGGATAAGGTTAGTCTCACTCTTAGTTACGAAACGTGCGTCAGGGTCGGAAGGGTTGGCGGTCATGCCGTTGTTTCTTCCCATGCCCAGAAGCGAGGCGCTGCCTCCCAATAGACTCGTTGCCAAGCCTGCGATGCCGAGACCCAAGGCTGTGTTGCCAAGTCCCTTGCTGGCAACATCATAGTTGCCGTCATTAGTTTTAATGTGCATAGTGTTTTGTGTTTGGTTGATTTCGTCCATTATTGAACTTGTTGCAAAGGTAGGGGAGAAAGTGGTAGGGGCGAAGTGTTTCTTATTAAGTGTTCTTACCGTGGAATAACGTATAATTTCGGCTAATAATAAAATAAAAAAGCCTCACGCTGCTAACGTGAGACTCGGGTCGGTATAAGAAAATCTAATGACTATCAAGGTGGCAGTGAGGACTTCCCTTGCGTCTCTTCGGCTACGGAAATGTATGGCACCACTTCCTCGCGAATGATGTCGAGAAATAGTTGTGCGGCTCGCTTCTTTGGTACGTCCTGCATCCAGTGGGCGTTGCTCATCAACTGCTGTTCGAGTCCGACGATGGGACGAGCTACAAGAGTAGGGTGGTTGCGCAGGTAGAGCTTAGGCATGAACGTTATATACCTGGTTTGTTCCACCGAGGCAAGGGCTTCGTCAGGGTCGCTGATGATGCACTTGATGTTGAGCTTATATAGGTCACGCTGTATGTATTGATGAAAGGTTTCAATGGCACGTTCGCCTATGTCGGGCATGATGATGGGGTGCTTCAGAATGTCCTCATACGACACCTTTGAGAGCGAGGCAAGCGGATGGGTGTCGCGCATGATGGCATATACATTAAAGGGAATGCAGGGACTCGACTCTATTCCTTCGTGACGGTATGCCATATTCATTGTGAAAGCAAGATCTAACATGTGCGCCCTTAGCGATTGATTAAGAAGGTAAGCTTTGGTAAAATCGGCATTGATACGCACGTTGGGGTATCTCTCCATGAATATCAATGCTGCCATGCGGACATACGGAGAAATAAACGAGCCTACGCCTATGCGCAATTCGCCGGTCATGCAGTTGTTGAGGGCGTTGATTTGCTCTTTGCAGTCCTCGGTCTGCTTCAGAATTTCTTTAGCACGAGGCAACAAGGCTTCACCGCTTTCGGTGAGCATAATGCCGTGCGATGTGCGAATGAGCAACTTACATCTTAACTCGTCCTCCAGGGCGCGAATGTGCTGGCTTACCGCCGACTGAGTGACGCAACAACGTGTAGCAGCCGTACTAAACGACTTTGTTTCGGCGACATAAACAAAGGAGCGTAAATGTCTTAGTTCCATAAAACTCTATATTTTTAGTTATTCTACGTTTACAACAATGTAATTAAAAAAGCTTTTCTAATTGCAAAATTAACAATGATTATCTTATTTGATTTACATTTGATATTAAAAATACTAATTTTAGTATAAATTTGTCAGAATACTAATATGTATATAATAAAAAATTCCTGCATCAATACCTTTTATATAAAGGATTGATGCAGGAATTTGTCGTATGATGAAAACCTCCTCGTATGAGCGATTATTTCTTGCTCTTCTTTGCCGTTGTTCCTTCCTCTTCGTCACTTGTGCTGAAGAAAGAAGAATCGGTATCGTCGAGCACTTTTTTTGCGATATTGCTTTCGCTCTGTACGTCAATATCGCTTACGCGTTTTTTGATGCGAGGAGCGAGTCCCAACCGCCTTCGGGCTCTGGAATCTCGTAGCGTCCGTAGATTGTGGGCTGGAGAGTTCCGCTACAAACAACGCTACGATCATCGTCGGGTTTTTTGCCCGTGTCGCCCTTAATGCCACCCGAAGCATACTCTACCTTATGCTGAGAATCGTACACGATGATACTTTTCTCTCCATCCTGGAAGATGTAGCCAAGGTCAAGGTTGTTCAGAGCGCGGGCCACTTCAGCAGACGCTGCATTTACACTTTCTAATACATAGTCAATCTGCTGCTTGTAGCCGCCTTTTCGGCCAAGGGACTCGAAAGAATGTCCCTGACTACTCTCCTTACACTCGAATTTGTAAAGACCCTTACCTGTGTTGAACGACTCGGCGGTCAGAGCAGGATAAACGTTCTTTTCAGCCTTCAGAGGGGCTTTGAGGTCGCCCTTGATGAAAACATACACATTGACGCCAAGGCCGCCAAAATTCTCTAAGCAATCGTTAGCGGCGAGAATATCCTTAATCTCAGGACATGTTGCTGTTACTGCCATATTCTATGAGTTTTTGTGTTGTGTTGATTTAAAAAGGGCGACGGATTAGCGTGTTCCGTCAGATCAGCCGCGACCGTCGCCCTGAAAATATAGAGTGAAAGAAACTCCGCTAAAGGTTAGCCGTTCTTCTTGAAGAAGGCTGTCAAGCCCATGTTCATGCCGGAAGCTGTGAGCTGAATCTTCTTCTCGGTCTTACCGTTGCTCCAACCTGTAAACTTATAGTTAGTGCCGTCGGTTGCTTCAAGAGAGAGAATCTGATTAGGTGTTGTTTCAAGCGGCTTGGTGTAAGCAGCGCCGTTCACCTTCACTGTACCGTCCGGCTTCTGACCGTCAGAACCTGCAAGAGTAATCACGAGCATAGTGTTGTCGTAGTCGCCGGCTACATACTCAGGAGCAACGAGATTACCGTCGCTGACAGCCAGAGCGCTACGCAAGTAGTTGCGTACACCTGCTCCCTGTATTGACTGAATCTGGAAAGACAGGTCTCTGTGATCTCGGTCGGAGCCCAAGCGAACACTTACATACTGCTGGTTGCTCTTAGTGTCAACACCATAGACAAAGTTCTTGTCGATGGTTGCATACATACGGTCGCCTTCGCCGAAGTTGGCAATAGGGCAGATAGTAACCTTAGAGAGACCCGGCAGCTTGAAGTTGTCGCCCTGGTTGTACTCTACACGGAAGTTGCCATGGAACTTGTTAGAATAACCTGCTGCAATGTTCATGGCAGTTGCCTCGTTCATATAAACACGTGTTGGAACCTTGCGAAGACGCTCGTCCCACTTTGCGTGCCACTTTATGAAGTTGTCGTAAGGAGTAGAGTCGTTGTTGTCAGCAGGAGCGGTGATAGCCTCGCAAGGAACAAGGTTGCCGTTAGTCTCTGAAATAAGACCGTCCTCGATGTCGTGCTTGATGCAAGTATGGAAGCCATCGTAGAGAGCCATTGCCTGATCGCGAGCTGGGACTGAATCGTCGCCATTGTCAAGAGAGATGTCACCGAACCAAAGGTTAGCAGCAAGGTTGTCGGCATAGTCCTTGAGGATTGCCTCTACAGCCTGTGAAGAGAGAGGGAACTGACCCTGAGCATCGGTACCGAATACTGTCTCACAGAAGTCGTCTATATTGCCAGGAAACTTATCCCAGGAGAGTTTCGAGACAAGAGTACGCTCTTTCAAGAATCCAGCTTCGCTGTTGATTTCGCGATGAACGTCCTTACGACGTGTGGTGCCACCCTTGCGGATGAACAAATGGAAAGTGCGCTTGAACTGAACACCAGTGATGATGTCAATGCCAAGACGGTCCATCTCTTCGGCATCCGAATAGCCAGGACCCATCACAATCTCCTTTGATACCTCCTCGGCTACATGCTGAAGATTGTCAAGACCGATAAAATCTTTAGGTAAATTTGCCATAATCGTTTGTGTTTTGTGTTGTTGTTAAATCTTTGTGTTGGTTGTGTTGATTGAGGGCAGCGAGGCTTTTAGTCCTCACCTCGCAAGAAACGCTTGAAAGCTGCCTTGCGCTCAACGTTGGTCTTGTACTTACTACCATCGAACGAGCGAAGCTGCGGCGTTTTCACACCTTCACCATTGTTCTCAGGAGCATCGCCGCTGTTCAGCACTTCGCCAGCCTCATTGGTGAGGGCGGCAATCTGAGCCTGCTGGTCGGTAATGGTCTGCTCGGCAGTAGCAAGCGCGTCCTTAACAGTCTGAAGGTTTGCCTCGGCATCAGTCTTGTCGGCTGTGAGCTGGGCAATCTCCTTATCCTTTGCCTCGGTGAGAGCATTCAGCTCGTCGTCCTTCTTGGCAAGAGCCTCGGAGTGCTGTGCGTTAAGGTCGCTTAGTTCTGTACTGTGAGCCTCGTTAGCCTGGACGAGTGCGGTCTCCGCGACTTCCTTTGCTTCGTTGGCTGCGTTTACTTGAGCGGAGAGTTCATCAAACTTGCCCTGCAATTCTGCGAGTGCGGTCTCCGCTGTGGTGGCTTTCTGCTCGGCATCAGTCACCTTCTGCTCGGCTTCCTTCATGTGGGCTTCGAGAGAGTCAAGAAGCGAGGCGTTCATATACGCGCCCTCCTCAGTAACGGCAATCTCGCCAGCCTGCAGTCCGCAAGCGTTGCAAATAAGAGGATATTTCTCCATATTGATATTAGTGTTGGTTGCTTCCGGTTTCTCTGGTTCTGGCTCATCCTTTGGCCCAACCGTCTGCTCTCGGTTGATAAGTTCGGCTCTGCCATCATAAAGTTCAAAAGCATGTTGCACTACTCCAATGAATGATGACTGACCATCCACCAAAATGCTCTTCACGTCCTCTGCATTGAACACCTTGCCATGCAGATGCTCGTCGGTAGCATTGGGGCAAGCCTTCTTTACGTCGGCACGGAACTCAACGCCAAGATCGGCAAGCTCCTTGATAAGTTCCTTGTCATCATCCTTATTAGCTATGTCGCGGTAAGCCTTGTTCTTGTCGAATGACTTAGGATCGTAGATTTCGTGATAAGTCTCATCGCTATACTTGGCTTTTGCTCCATCAGGCATGGTATAGAACGCTGCCATTACACCAATGCAACCAACCTGGTCTTTCGGATTCATGTAATAGCGCTCGTCGCAAAGCGAAGCGAGGTACATACCAGCCGAAGCGCAAAGGCCATCAACCAGGGCAATAACCTTCTGACCCTTTGAGTGGGCATAGTCGATAGCAAGAGCATAATCGTTCTTTGCCCAAGCAGAACCGCCAGGAGTGTTGATGATGAAAACGTGACCGCGACAAAGGGGATGATCGGCTGCTCGCATCATCATGTCGCGATGGTCTATTGAACCATACGAACAATAGCCACCGTTGCGAGTAATAGGGCCGTCAACAGTAAGAACCGAAACAAAAGGAAACGTCTGCGCATTCTCGTCATCAGCAGGGAGGTTCAGACACCAGTTGCCTCTCACTTGTGTACCATCCTCAGAAACCTGATATTCCTCTGGATAATAGGTGTTGCCATCCTTATCCTTGGCTGTGACATAGCCACAAGCCTTCTCCGGCTTTCTCCAAACCGCATGGGTATTCAGAGCAGGTTCAAGCGACTTGCGAATACCATGCACGAAATCAGGACTGACCATCCACTTCTTCTCGGTTAGTATTTCAAATAAGCCTTTCATAAAATTCTGTTTGTGTTGTGTTATCCTGAATACAACCTTTTTACCTGGTTGCTAAAAGTTGCGGAGAAGGGACTCGAACCCTCGACCTCTTGGTTATGAGCCAAGTGAGCTGCCAGCTGCTCCACCCCGCTGTGTTATCCGTATGCAAAATTAAAGACCATGGTTTTTAACATTAGGACAAAAAAAGCCGCCATTCTCACGAATAGCGGCTCTAAACAGTATAAATATAATGTATCAGAAAAATGGTTGAATAGCTTTATTCTCGGAGCGTGATAGGTATCGGCTCCGACAGGGCTTGCGTGGTGGCTGTGAAAGTTCGTGCCAACACGATCTGGCTGTTGTTCGTGGTGTTACCTATGCCGAATGTATGGGGTAAGGTGTAGCACAGATGCAACGAGCCGTCCATCTTGCGCAATACCACGTAATAGTCCTTATCACGCATGTTTCGGTACGCTTCAGCCACATTCTCGCCTCCATTTGCCACATTTGCACTAATATTATATGTATATATAGTACCATTGCCCTGTTTGACGAACGTCACCTTTACTTCAAGATTCTCTACAATAACGTAGTTCTCGCCACTCGTAGCCAAATGCAGAGTTGGCTCAGTGGGCAAACTACAATTATTAATATATAGCACTTGTGCCATGCTAAATGGCACAGGGATAACACACTCTTCCTTCAGATAAAACATTACATCGGTAACGCCATCGAGGAACAATTCTCTACATTTATCGGGTAAATTCATAAAGGGAAAAATATTGTTTGTTATTTAACTTATTTTACAACTCACATTAACAGTTTTATACACTTATTTTTTAGGGCAACCAGGATATTTCGTCGATATGATGTTCGGATTCCGACATATCTTCGTACTGCATATCAAGGCACGAATAGGCCTTAAAGAAGTTGTGTTCCGATTTGATCCAACGCTCCACCACTCGGCGCAGATTGTCCTTCTCTTCAGTGGAGGGGTTTATACCATAACGCATAAGATAACGCTCAAGCATTGCAGCTTTGCTACGAGCTATTATCTTACCGTTTGCGGTGCAAAAGTCAAAGGTAGCCAAGGCCCATTCCACCACGCTACGCTTAAAGTCATTGTTCAATAGTTCTAACAATTTATAAATACCACTACGATCGAGGTTCCACGTAGGCGTGACAGCCCTGACGGTATCTATCACTTCAATCTCGCTGGGCAACTTGATGCACAAATAGTCCTCATTGTCGCTCTTGGAGTATTCTTTGTTGCCATTGAGGTGCAACACCTCGTCATACGTAAGGTATTCTGAGGTGTCGCGTGTTACCAGCATATTGCCACCAAGCGGATGTCGCCCATTCAGCATATTGCGCCACTGTTGCTGCGAAAAGCACTGAGTGTTGACCTCTTGCGATAACGCGCCTGCATTAGTCAACGAACTACGCATAACAAAATATTCAGGCGAATAGACGCTGAATACCAACGGCTCGTCCTTGGCAAGCACACGCTTCGGGTCGCGATGTCGGAAAAACTGGCAGCGACTGGTAGATAAACGAAGGTAAATATTTGGCATAACAAGTTACTTATTAATGTGGGCAAAATATTCTCTCATAATGGCATCAGTCACATCAAAACAATAACGCAACGTATCATCCGATGCTGTTTTTTTATCTGAGTTCACAACAGCCTTATCAAGTTTCTTAGTTTGCTCTTCATTTAGATTAAAAGCCAATGCTACAGCGTCAATATATTCTCCACCAGTATCGGTATGCTTGATAAACTTTTCACCAAAATACATTTTTGTACCAAAAAACAAGTTTAGAGCTTCAAGCATTTCGTCTTCTGTATAAACAGGCACGGCAGGATGCAACTTACGATATTTCTGAGTATAGGTTTTGATGCGCTTGTCTAGATACGCATTGATAGAGTCGGAATAGTCTACGTAAAGTTTTCCTTCCTCTGAATCAAAGGTCTTGGAGCGAACAGAATTAAAGAATCCGCGAAGCTGGGTAAGCACATTGACTACAGCATCAAACTGTTGAAACTCTACTTTGCCATTAAATATCTCACGCATATCTGCCTTTATATCTATGAGTACCGACTCAAGAAAATCAGCACAAAAAGTCATCTTATCGAGATTAGCAGATAATGCAGCTACCTTATTCTTCATGCCTTCGCGAGAATAATCAACATAATACTTCAACAGAGTGGGAAACGATAAAAAATCGTATGACTCGTCGGCATTAAGGTTGGCTTGCATCAGTGCCGAAAACACCATATCTGCCAACTTGCGGTCGCGTTGGATGATGGCTTGAGTGATATTCTGCAATTCACTTGAGCCAAGACGTAAACGTTCTGCAGACTTACCAAGGACATTGCGTTTTTCGGCAATGGCTACGAAATTAGGATTATAGAATACCTCTTTAAGCGCCGGCATATACTTATCAACAGGAACATCTTTGAAGTTTAAACAATATATCGCAGGTTGCATAAGCGTTTTAGCTGCCTGTTGTGGAGTAATCTTTTTCTTAGACATAATTTTAATTATTTATCATAAGGCCGATTATAGAAATAAAATACTAACGCTCGTCACCATCACCGGCAATGACATTTCGCTGCTTGCGAGAGGCAAGTTTTGCGAGGTTCTCTTCAGCCACTTCTTCGAGTGTAACGCCCATAACTTTAGCGAGTCCGGCAGTCTGCCAGAGAATGTCACCGATTTCAGAAAGCATAAGATGACGTTCCTCATCAGATACGTTCCACACCTGTGTATGCAGGATTTTGCCTTCCTCGTCACGCTGGGTTGTAGTGATATGCAGCTTGCCCTTACGCATGTGCTTACCGGCTTTGCTTGCAAACTCGCCGACCTCACCTACGAGATTGGCAAGCATAGAGAAGAGATTGTCACTCTCAGGCATACAAGTACTCATTGCCTTGTCCTGATATTCGTTTAATGTTAAATTCGCCATGATATATATGTTTATATTGATGATTAAATGTCAAACTCATCACAATACTGGCGCATACGCTCGATGATGATGTTGCGTATCTTCTCACCAATAATCTTGGCATTGGGATGCGGTGTGCCCGTCTTGCCATGATAGCGAAGGTCGAGAATATGGCTCCAGTCGGAAAGCGTATAGGTATATGCCACAACGGTATAGGTATCGAGAGGCAGAACACCTCGTGCGTCCTGCGGCTTCAAGCCGGACATCAGAAGTCGGTTGTAGCCCCACTCGCACACTCGGCATACAAAGCCATACACAATGCGCTGCCAACGAGTGCCATCAATATGCCAATGCGGACGTGCTATCTGCACACCTCCCTTCTTCTCTAAATTACAATATCGTGTGCTCTGCTCGGCTATGCTGTTTGGCGACGTGCGGTTGAGCTCGCGCGATGTGCTTATCTGCGTCGTTACTACCAGCGTCATACGGATAATGGAAAAAGCATCCTCACACTCGTACTTCTGTGCCTTTTCGATAAACTCATCTTCGCTAACACTATACGGAATAAGCGCGTCCATCAGGTTCTTGTTCTCAAGCAAGAACTGCATATTGGCACTAATCCACACCTTGTGGTTCTTGGTGACATAATCAATGTAAGGCGAAGCGGTCAGATATGCCCAGATATAGTTAGGGAGGCCCTTTTCATTAGACATGAAGAAGTAAATGGTGCCGTGGCGATACATCGAGCGATGTCCGCTTTCCCAGAAGCCTCTGCAACGTTCCTCGTCGCGCTTCTGAATGAAGACTTTCACTTCCTCTTCGGTCATTCCTTCTTCGGGTTGCTTGCCCTTAGCCTTGTAGCATATTCTGCCTACTCTTGCTATGTGTTGCGCAAGAGTTGTCTGCTGCCACCATTCTACTTGTGGTTCGATGAATTTCATTATGGATGAATTTTAATTTATTATTTAATAAGATGGTGCATTCTCATATTATCGAAGTTTACACAATCATATATTTCACTCGATGCACCGCATCGAACAGACTTTTGAGCGAGCCGTTGTTGAAGATTACTGCATCGAATGATAGCAAGGGCAGAAGATTGCGCTGTTTGTCACGCAACATACGTTCCTGCGACACCCCTCGGCGCAGTCGGGTTGCTTCTTGTGCCGACACGCAAATCTTGAACAGCTCTATGTCGGGGAATTTCTCGCACAAAGCTCTCAGCCCGTCCTCGTCAATCACGTAAATAGCCTTGTCCGTCACCTGGTCGATGGTGGTCCAATACTCATAGCCACCATACTGTGAGTATGCCAACATCTTGTCGTGCGGCACGTCACACTTCTCCACAAAATGATGATCCACACCGTCAATCTCGCCTTCACGCTTCGGGCGGGTGGTATAAGAACACAACACTTTATAGCCGTCCAAGTCGGACAGCATCAGAGCCACAGTGTCCTTTCCTGCACCACTCGGACCGGTAATTGTTATTAGTTTCATATCTCGTTTTTGTTTAAATTTTAACATTTATGAAAAAGTTTTTATGAATGATTCCCTTCATTTTCACTCCTTTAACTCACTCCAAACTCGCCTACATATCTGCCGATAGTTTTCCTCTCCCAACGCCACCTTACAGGCATGAATGAGGTAGTTGTAAGAGACGGTCTTACTGCTTCCCAACTGCTGCCATTTCTGGTTTGTCTGTGCTTCATTATATTTAGAGCTACATCTTGATAGTTGATGGAATAGGTTAAGTCCATACGGATGTGAACGTAAAGCCCATCCCGCTTTCACCCATTCGTCATAACTCTCGGTGATGTTCCGGTGATTACCCACAAGTTCCTGCACGATAACCTCAATCAATCTGTCTTGCACCCGCCGCTGTTCCCAGAAGTTAAAGTTTCCTTCTACTTGATACTCTACATCCGCATGGTTCGAGCGATACGCTTGGCGTGAAGCTAAAGAGATAAGCTGAGATTGCTCGCCTTCCAGTCCCTTATACGGGACCACATTTTCATTTATATATATATGCTCGGGATCATCCCATGAGGCGAAGCGCACACGTCCGATGTTGCTGCAAGCCTTGTCGAGCATTATGCCGATAGCGGCATAATCTTTGAGCAGAGCTTTGAACTGGTCTTTGTGCCGTTCTGGGTACGCTAACCTAACCAGGCCGAAATATCCGCTGCCGGAGCAAGACCGCATCAGTAGGGCTATCTCAGGACGAAAACGGCAAATCATGCGCACATTCTCAAAATTGCTCATTTGCGTATTGTCTGCCAAGTCGATGTCGATGGCGAGCCAGCCGGTGTGTCGCTTCAGATGGGTTTCTCGACGCGAGACTGGAGCTATAAACTTCGACCCATCCTTGCGTATGCACTCATCGTCGTAGATGCTGAACAAGCCACTCAATGTAGCTCCAGGCAACTGCTTTTTTGTGTCGATGTACTCCTGCATCTTCTTTGCCTTACTGCCATACTCCTTGCGCATAGCGCGAAGGTGCTGCACATAGGGTTTCCATCTATCCGTAAGACAGAACTCGCGGATGGTCATCTGCTGAATGCACTCACCAGTTTCACGGTCTACATACCGACCTACATTGTCGCGTGCATTAGAATATATAGAGCATATCTCATCGAACATATCATTATTATTATCTGATTACGGTTACAAAATTAAGAAATATATGGCACACCTACAATTATTTCGGTGCAAAATTGGTGTGTCCTATATATTTTTAACTTTTATAGCTGTTTAACATAGGTGTTTCATAGCTTTTTGTGCCTAAAGTTTAGTTTTGGACTTTACAGAGTTCATTTGTCCAAAATAGTCATCCTGAGTCCGTTTTTTTAGAAAACATCAAAAAACGAAAAGTTCGTAATTTTTTAAAATACTTCTGCTGTCCACCAAAAATCCACTTCGTGACCGCCCAATGAATTTTTCAAAAAGTGATTTAACTTTTTGATTTTAAGCCACTTATCTATTAAAAGTTTAAAAATGGGGTAATTTTTTATATACCTATACGAGCGCAAATAACAAAAAATATATAAAGAATAGTAGAAATATGGCATTTTGTTCGCATTTTTTGCTATTTAGTTGCTTTCATTATTTATATAACATATTAATAGTCAATAGTTTACACTTGCAATGTTAATGCTACTAACTTTATTGTTAGGGTTGGGGAGTTTTGAAAATGGGAGAGAAAGAAAAATGGCGAAATTTATATGTAGTAGTAGCCTTGATTAGTAGATTTTTGGACTTTTGAAGAGTAGACTTTATATAAAGTCCATGATTATTAGGGAGTTATATGAGTTCATCGTTTTAGACTTTTGGGGACAGAAGTTTATTCTTGAACAAACGAGAAAGAGGAAGAAATGCGAGTGAATTGCAAAAGAAAAGGTCGCCTCGCCTAACGGCGCGACGACCTGATAAATGCTTCGCCAATTGCGAAAGATAGCGCAAGATAAATGCTTTGCTGCTTGCAGAAAGCTATTTGTTCTTCATAAACTGATTAGCCTTTGTCATGCTGTCATAGAGTTTGCCGCGGCCATACATATCAATCTTTGCCTCGATAGGTTGCTCCAGGCGTTGTAGGAGCGTGTTTACGGCTTGCAGAAGGGCGACACTGGTGTTTGCTTGTGCGATAGTCAGTTCGTTGTTTGCAGTAGCTTCTGTGGCGATTGTAGGGGTTGCTTCGGCTATATTGCCAGCGTCGTAGGCACGGCGACCTGAATAGTTGCGGTCGTAATTGACGAGAGCCTTTAGCAGTTGAGGATTGTCCATCATCATTGCCTGGGTTGTCTCACGTCCAATTACCAACTCGGGACCGTTCTCGGCTACCAACGACGGATGTCCGTTAATGGTGGTGGCGGTAGGATGAGTAAGGAGAGACACGCCGTCGTGCGGCTTGCTGTCCTCGGTTGCCCAATAAAGGCTACCATCATTACCGACAAACGGGCGGAGGTCTTGCACGTTACCGGAATCGTAGGTGAGCATACCGGACACGACCTTGGTATTAGGACCTTTGGATGAATTTTTCTTTTTCCCTCCAGCAAGAGCTGAATTTAGAGCCCACTGAAGCAATCCCATAAGAGTTGACATCACTACGGCAGCAGCAATAGGACCGGCAATAGGACCTAAGAACTCGAAACACTTAGCCATTGCGCCAGCGATAGAGAAAGTAACCTCACCTTCTGTACGAGCCGCGTCCGACTTTAAAGTTTCGTCATTGTTCTTCTGCTTGGCAGTGAGAGTTGCGTTAAGGGCCGCATCGGTAGCATTCACAATCGTTTGTTGCGCTAACTCTGTACCTTTGCTTTGTTCTTTATTGCCTTGTTCGGTTGACGTTGTGATATTCTTAACTCCCTTATCGGTAGCCTTTTCGCGATCAGAGAGACCTTTTTTCGTTTCCTTGGTAAGGTCTTTTTGATGTTTCTTCTCTTCCTTGAGCTGCTTCTTCTTTTCTTTCTCACTCTTTGAAGTTTTTTTAATCTGAGCGTTAAGAAGAGCATCCGCACCACTCATAGCAATACCAGTGGCAGCGTCGCCAAGACCACTATTGCCTGTAACGGCGCCCGCCACAGCAGAACCCGTCTGGTCTGCCATCGACGCGCCCACCTGACCGCCAAGGCTTTTTATTTCCTTGTTATAGTCGTCAATAGTTCCGTCCGGGTGGCGTTTCTTCCATGCGGATGGAGGTTCATTAGATTGAGGAACGCTGCCATTTGGATTAGGCAAAGGTGTACCATCCTCTTTTGTATAAACAGCATCGCCAGATTTGTTTTCATAATGGTCGCCCGTCCAGCGCACCCATAAAGGATTTGACTCCGTACCAAAGTTACGCCAATCGATGCCGTTTAGATCGGTATAATTTGCTTTTGCATTGGCACGCGCTGCGTCAATGTCAGGTTGTGCTTCCTTCTTACCTCGTTTGGCACCTGCATCGTTGATTGCTTTCCACATCTGCGTGTTGACATCATTAAGAGCCATCTTCGCCCAGGATTCAAGCATGGACTTGAGGGCAGACTTTATAGCGTCATTTGCACTCTCGGCATCATAGCGCATTTCGGCAAGAGCCTGTCCTACAGCTGCACCGAAGTCCTCGATGGGCTGCACAAGTTCCTTCATCTGCGAGAGGCGCGACTTCATGGCTGTTGCCATCTGATTGGCATAAGCAAGTTCCGCCTCCTGACGAGCACGTTCGGCTTCGTCGATAAGCTGTTTGTTCTTCGTGTTACGTTCTACAAAGGCGTAATAGTCTTCAGCAGCTTGCATACGCGCCTTCATTAGTTCTATTTCAGGATCGGCTGTGAGGTTGGCGAGACCGAGATTAGAGAGGAGGTTTGTACGTTTACCGAAAAGGTTACTCTCGTTTTGCATCTTGCGCAGTTTTGCTTGCTGGGCAAGATTGCGCTTATTGGAAGACCACCAGAAATCAACAATTTTCTTTGCCGAGTCGTACTTTTCCTTTTCAGCTTCCGCGTAATTATCCGAATACTGAATAAGATTCAAGTAAAAAGCCTTCCAGCTTTCTTCGCTTTCGCCCAACGATTCCTTGATACGAGCAGCCATACCATCAGGATCATCGCCAAAGAGCATCTTCATTAACATTCCCTTACCATCCATTGTTGATACATCAATGGTATATAGCTGGGCGAGTCCCTTGCGAGCTGTCTCGTACATATCCTTGATAGCTTTTCTACGCTTATCAAAAGCAGACGTATCAAGAACCTCCTTTCCGTCAACCATCTTCTTCGTAACAGTAGTCTCTTCCTTCGTAGGCGCGGCATAACCCATTTCGTTGAAGTTGTCATACGAGTTCTGCTGAACAATACCCGTGTAGTCATGTTCCATAACAATCTTACGGCGAGCCTCCATCTGCTTGAGCTTCATTTTCAGAATTTCCTGCTCGCTACGAGTGGCTTTTGCAAAAATCTCTGCCGTGATGGAGTTCATAGACAAACCGAGATTTTTACCCAACTGCTCCATGAGTTTGCGTAGATTGTCGATATTGTTGTTCAATATACCGTCAAGCAAATCTTTTGAAAGGTTTATGCCCGTCTCGTCCTTTTGCTCCACCATATCAGCAGCCATCATCTTCTTCGCATCCTCCCACTTATTCGGTTTACCTGCAACAGCAAGACGCACCTGCGAACGAGCTATTTCTTTGTTTTGCCTCAAAGGAAGAACAAACTGCTCCTGCTCGGTCTTATCCATATTGAGAGATATGGCTTGAGCCAACTTAGCGTTAATCTGACGGTCGTAGTAGTTGTTCACGTCATTCATGATAGCCTTCGCCTGATCCTGTTTCTGCTTCAGTTCCTCTCGCCAAGCACGCTCACGGTCGCGCTTGTCACGTCGCGCTTGGGCAATTGCGCCTTTGTCAAGAGCGTCTTTATCGAGAGTGCCAACCTCTTCATCTATCCAAGGATGGTAATCTTCTCGTACGAAATCTCCAAAATAATCATTTATTTCCTTCTCTTTATTACGCTCACGAGAAGTCGCATTCTGATAATGACGCAAAGCCGATAACAATTCTTGATTACCTCCGCTTATAATAGTTGCACCACTTTTTGTAGTATAAGAAAAGCGTCCAGTTGTGCCCTCAAAATTAATTCCCTTATCATCTACGTTAGTTCTATCACCTTTAATTATTTGTCGATAGATCCAGTTTGCATTTGCACCCCTTGCAAACATTTCCATGATTCCCTTAGAAGTAAATCCGCTTCCACGAGATTGGAAAGTCTTCAATGCGTTCTTGATTCGATTCTCCGCATTTAACCTATCCATCTGGAATTTCGGCATAACATCTTCTTTTGCCTTTTCGCGCAGACGATAATAGGTAGCACGCTGAATTTCTTCGGCAAGAGCTTTGTAGTTTTTACGAAGGTCATCGACACTCTTAATTTCTATACCGAGCTTAGAGATATATGGACGGAAATCTCTGTTGAATTGAGAAATTTGTCGACTACGCTCCGTTTGCGACAAATTCAACTTTTCCATGGCGACTTTATAGGAGTGCAATTTTCGAATTGTAGTATCAGTTTCGCTCTGTGCCTCCCTTAGATTATTCTTCCACTCGTTAGCCTTCTTAGCTGCTTCCATTTCAGCTTTAGCGGCTTCCTTAGCTTGCTGTGCATAACCATACACAGCTCCTGCGACAGCGACAACAATACTTGCAAGAGCTACCCAAGGGTTCAGTTTTATTGCCGAATTAAGACCTGTCTGTGCAACAGCGGCAGTACGCGAAGCTGTAGCATAGGCATACATTTGCTTTACAGCCGAGCCAAGTGCTATTCCGAAGTTCTTTATAAGTACTAAACCCGAATAAATACCCTGTGAGGCCATATATCCTATAATTACCGGCAACAACGTAGCAACGGCTTTTAATGTCATAAGAACCATCTGTAAGGCTGTTAGCAACGTGCCTTTCAACAACGGACTGTTCGTCATCGTCTTAGACATTTCATACCACCATTCAGCCATGCTCTTCACGGCATCCACACCATCAGGATTAACAAATGCCTTCTCCCAAAGGTTATTGGCACGCTCCAGAATGCCGATAGCAGACTGCTGCTGCATTTCATACTCATTAGTAACTGCAGTAGCTTCATCGAAAGCCTCTTTTGACTCGTAGAGATGATCCTTGAGCATATCAACGTTCTTTGACATCGTAACCATAGCGGTGACGAGACGCTGACCGTCTGAACCGAGGTCTTTGAATATACCACCAAGAGCGTTCATATTGCCCTTGTCGCGCATCTTTTCAAGCACAAGGACAATAGCGTCCATGGCGTGACCCGACGCATAGAGATTCTTGATAGTCTCGTCAGGGATGCCGAGTTCCTTGGCAATGATGTTGTGGTTTTTCTGCAAAGCCACAATAAACTTACCCATAGCGGTAGAAGCCACCTCAGGCATAAGCATCATGGAAGAACTTGCAGAACCGAGAGCCAACAACTGGTCGGTAGTGATACCTGCAGTACGGGCAACACCGGTCAGACGCTTTGAAAACTCTACAATATCGTTAGAGGTAGATGTGCTCGTAGAAGACAACTTAAACATAGCAGAGCCTGTAGCCTCCATGGCCTTGTCGATACCCATCTTCGGGATAAGGCCCATCACCTCCACCATCTTAGAGAGTGCAGGCAACGCTTCCTCACCCATTTCCTCACCAATGGCAACATTGATCTTGTCGGCTGCCTTTACAAACTGAGCCATACCCTCAACGCCATACTTGCCCATGCCTAACTTAGCACCCTGGAACGCGAGCTGTGCCAAGCTATCCACAGAAGTTCTGGTGTCAATTTTAGCCAGTTCGGTAGATAGTTGTTTTACCTGGTCCATCGTCAAACCCGAAACTTTGCGAATATCGGTCAACGAGCCCGAATACTCCAAATTCTTCTTGATAGCTCCCGTTACAAGCTCTTTTGCCTTATTGAATAAGGAGAATAATCCTACATACGCCGTGAGGTTCTTCAACGCTGTCTGCCATGCCCCACCCTGCTTGTTTGCCGCGCCTGTCACTTCGTCGATGTTCTTCTTCAGTTCTTTCATCGACTTCTGTTTGTCAGCGAACTCCTTACTCTTGGTATTGATTTGATTCAGTTCATCTTCAAGTTGTTTGTAGGCACGACGCAATTCGTCGAGGGAGGCCTTACCTTGCTTGCTACGAGCGAGAATGTCGTTGAGAGCCGACTGCGACATACGGGTGCCCTTGAGGGTCTGTTCGAGCATAGAGTATTGATGACGAAGGTCGGCTACATACTTGCTGCCGGCAGGGAGCTGCTGTATCTTCTGTTGTATCACTTCCATCGTGTGCTTGATGTCTTCGCCCGAAGCATTGTTGGGTTCAGCCAATACCTGCTTCATCTGCTTCCAGCTCATTGATGTTTTCTGAGCCTTACCCGACACGGCCTCCAGTCGCTTCTCTATCTCCTGGAGCTCGCTGTTGAATTTGGCAATATCAGCCGAATTTCCTGTAGGAGTATTGTCGCGAGCCTCGGTAAGCGTAGACTTGGCTCGGCGCAAATCAGATGCCGAAGCGTTTTGATTGGTTACAGTCTGACGAGCTTCCAGAATGCCCATCTTGCCCTTACGTCTATCTTCCTCGGCTTCGAGTTGCTTCAATGTAGCGAGGTTCTGCTGATAGTTGGCATCCGACTTTTGCAGCGAGGCCACAAGGTCGCGCTGTTGCTTGATGGCCTTGTCGAGCCATTGGTCTGACTGGTTGGAAACATTCTTCAAACCATCGGCTATCTTGACATACTGACCCTCTATAAGGCGTATTTCATCGCCCACCTGCTTCATCTCGCTTCGTATCTGCTCTGCCTTCTTCAGGTCAGCATCCGAGCCGGTGAGCTTAGCAAGAGCCGACTTGCCCGAACCGAGCGCACGGCGAAGGTCGCGGAGCTTAGTATTGGTGAGGTCTTGCACCACCTCGCCCAGTCGCTTCGTGTCCTCTATATTGTCGCGCTGCACTTGCGAGAGAGCCTTTAGTGTGCTCTCTGCCTTCTTACACTCAGCCGTATTAGCCTGACCTGCTGCAGTCATCTTCTGGATGTCGGCAGTATATTTCTGCACAAGAGCGTCAATCTCTTCCAATACCTTCTTGGCTGTAGAGGCATTGGCCGTGATTACAACTTTTGCTAATCTTTGTGTTGCCATTGTTATTGTCGTTTTGTATTGTTAGAGTGTGATATGAATATCCGAATCCTCGAAAGCCTTAATTATCTGTGCTTCGCCCTGGAATCCGTAGAAGTCAACGAGATAGTTTTGCATTCGCGATTGAAGGTGTCGAAGCTCCATCAAAATGGCAGGACGCTGTGATCGACCCGCTCCATAGCGTTTCCATGAACGGACATAGCGGCGAGAGTAGTTGGCCTTTCGTGCGCTATCCACATCGTTGTACTTAGTGCCGAGACCTACACCCATATCTACGAAGCGCATATAGTCGTTGTAGGTAAACTCGTAGGTCCAGCCTTCCGGAGTGTCGTTCACAATCCTGCCTTGGAAAGAGTTTACGCCCACTCCCTCGGCGTGCCATTGCCCGCGTGCACCACGTGCATCGTTTATAGCCCGAAAGCCGTTGTAAATCTCCTTCGGGAAGATGCACTGCGTCTCGGTGTTTATCTTAAGCTGACGCAATACGTCGCCAAGATACCATCGTGCGGTGTCCTTAAAATCAAAGGCTGGGGCTTGTATTGGTTTTGGCATGACTTTTTACTTTTAATTATCATCCGAGTTTTCATCTTCCGGCACGATATACTTGCCGTTGCTGCCACACGCGAAGTTGTAGAGCGGTTGCAGGCTCTTCCAGTCCATGCCCACCACGAGCCATTGTCCGGCGTAGATGTCGCCCACCATGCCGAAGGAGATGGAGCTGGTGTCGATGCTTTGCAGCTCTGCCATCACCACGGCATCATCTGCAAAGCTGCGCTGGGTGACGGGGCAGCGGCCTGTGCGTTTTACCTCGATAAGCCAGGCTATGAGATCCTTGCAGTAGTCGGTGAGGTCGTTGGCTGTGCGCTCTATCTTGTTGCCGTCGTAACGGCCAAGGGTCTGCGGTGTGTCCTTTACCTTGGCGAGAAACCACACCTGGTGAGAGACAGATGCCTTCTTTGCGTCAACGAGTTCGCCGGTGGTCAGTACGCTGTATAGCATACACGGTGAGTGAACGATGTTGGCGTTACGGGAAAAAATGTTCTCAAGGTCGATGTAGCGGATGCGGAAGAAGCTCTGGTCTTCCAAGCGTTCGCTTTCGGGTTTGTGAGAAAGGGGCTTGTAGATGGAAGCCCAATGCTCAAGAATATTGCTTATTGTCATAATACTGCTTAGTTAGTTATTCCTTCGCTGTTTCGCCCGCTTCCTCCTTATCTTTCATCAGTTCTTTCAGCTTCACATTGAAGTGTCGCTCGGTCTTGTCTGCCACAATCTTTTGCAGCACTCTTGCCCAAGCCGCTCCGTTGCAGGTGCTCTCGTTTTCGAGTATGCTGACAAACTGCACGAGGCAGTACATGGCCGTAAGCTGATTGGCGAGGTGGGTGTTCATATAGCCAAGAATGTTGCGGTCAAGATACGAGGCGAGGCAGATGCACATGATTAAGACAGAGAACGTCCACACCATTTTTGCCATCTTCTTTGAGCGCAGCTTACCGTCCATCTTGCACTTCGGGTTTCGCTTTATCTCCTCGCGGTATTTCTCATAGATGCGACGGTTGCACCTCCATGCCGTATAGCAGTCGATGATGAGGGCGAAGAAGCACACAGTGATAAAATTGATCGAGGGCTCTATGTGAACCCACAGCAAGCCGAGCACTGCGGCAATGGCTCGCGAAACGTAAAACGGATTGTTCATTTTTGTGTTTGTGTTTTTGTGTTGTTATCCTGAATTTTTCTACTACAAAGTTACTTATAAGATGCTACGCAATGCGGACATGGTGGGGTACGGGGAGATTGAGCATGTCCGTATGGGGGACGGGAAATATTGTAACTTTGGCTACATAAAAACACAACACTATGTCAGGAATTACACAAAATACATTGGCCCGCATCGACAAGTGGCTCTCCTACGGCACGAGTATGCAGACAGCGTTCCCTAAGCTGGAGCAACGCTACCGTATGCAGATCTGTTCGGAGTTCTACAAACGATGGGTGCAAAACAAGGACATAGACCCTCGCACAGTCTGCCGCAATATAGCCCGACGCGACTATGAGCTGTTCTTCAACCAGGCAGCGCAGGGCAACAAGGAGGCGCAGGAGTATGTGCTTGCGCTGAAGATTACACTCAACGATGAGGGTAATATATGTCCGCGTACCGTTACGGAGCTCAACAACGACGTGTTGGTGTGCAACTACCTGATACGTTTCTTTCAGACGGACGAAAGTCCGCGCCACAAGGCTATGTATCTGAGCAGTGCCGAGTGGTTGATACGCACGGGTAAGCAGCTGAACAACGATCGTGCAGTGGATAAGGGTATGCAAGCCTTGTCTAATGTGTATGGCAACTTCCAGGAGGAGAAGGACGCTACGGACGAGATGCCGGACATGAGCCGCATTGCAATCACGCAGGACGTGAGCATCGTGAAGCGCGACCGTGTGAACTACACCGAGGAGGAGAAGCTGCGCATGGCCCGCAAATATGGTCTTACAACCAAGGACCTCCAGGAGATAGAGGACGACGAACTGCTGAGTGGGGAGAAGCCGGAAGAGCCGGACTACTTCGAGTATATGGAAAAGAAGGACGAGGAGGATGTGATTAGAAACGGGTACATGAAAGAAAGCAAATTGGCAAATAATTCAGGGCCAACGGATGATGCGGAATGAACGGTAAATAATATAACAAACAAGCAATAAAAATAGGACTCATAGACGTGGACGGACGACACGGCAAAAAGAAATGGGGTGCAACGATATACCCTAACGTGGCTCTCGGCAAGATTGCCCGTTGGCACACGATGCAGGGTGATGATGTGGAATGGGCGCAGCCTACCGACCTTTTCGACAGGCATCATTACGACATACTGTATGCCAGCAAGGTTTTTAACTTTTCGCCCGACATCGTACGGAATATAAGGTGATAGGTATAACCTTAGCGAAGTAATAGGCATAACATAAACTTCATAAACAAAAGCAATATACAAACGATATGATAACAGAGAATTTACAGAGAAAGATTGAACGCGCCATTCGATTGCTGCAGAGTGTACAGAAGCGATACGATGGCGAAATAGAGATAGCCTATTCGGGCGGTAAGGACTCTGACGTGATCCTTCAACTGGCGAAAGAAGCAGGAATCAGGTATCGGGTCATATACAAGAATACGACCATTGACCCGCCAGGCACGTTAGGGCACGTTAGGGAAATGGGCGTGGAGATACTACGGGCCAAGGTTTCCTTTTTTCATCTCGTGGCGCAGAAAGGATTCCCATCTCGCTTTTCCCGTTTCTGTTGTGAAAAACTGAAGGAATACAAGGTACTCGACAAAAGTGTTATCGGTGTACGCAAGGCGGAGAGCAGAAAACGAGATGAAAGGTATAACGAACCAACACAATGCCGATACTACGGAGCAAAGACGGAGAAAAACCACGCAGAGCTGATTTATCCCATACTGGAATGGACCGATGAGGACGTGCGCGACTTCATCATAGACAGAAAGTTAAAACTCGCACCCATTTATTACAATGGGGGGCAAATCGACGTATCGAAACGTCTTGGCTGTATGTGCTGCCCTCTCGCCTCAAGGCGCAAGCGCATTATCGCTTTTCAGAAATATCCCAAGATAGCAAAGGCTTATCTCCGTGCGGGACAACGATTTATGGATGCGCATCCTGACAGCAAGGCGTGCCAGAGGTACGACAACGTTTACGAATGGTTCACTCGCGACGTATTTTACAGCTCCAATGCAGATTGGAATAAGGTAAGCACAGGACTGTTCGGTAAACCGGACTTCAAGAAGTTCTTGGAGGACAAGTTCGGCATTGACTTGACATTATAAACAACACAATTATGATAGAACTGAATAAGATATATAATGAAGACTGCCTCGAAGGAATGAAAAGGATTCCGGACGGGAGCGTCTCGTTGATAGTAACCGACCCACCCTATTTGTTAGACAATACGGGGGGAGGGATATACACACAAGATGATAAGCGATACGCAAAGGAACTCGAAGAAATAAAAAGAGGTTTTGACCTTAAAGTTCTCGACGAATGCTGTAGGGTAATGAAAAAGATAAATATATACTTGTGGTGTAGTCAAAAGCAAATCCCCATTTACTTAGACTATTTCGTGCGAGGAAAAGAATGTAACTGGAATTTGCTTACATGGCATAAGACTAATCCTATTCCTGCATGTGGCAACAAATACATTACTGATACCGAATATTGTCTGTTCTTCAGAGAAAAGGGAGTACAGATATACGGTGATGTTTCCACAAAAGGAACGTATTTCATTACACCTCTTAATTCTACCGACAAAAAGGCTTGGGGACACCCTACAATAAAACCTCTGTCGTTCTTCGAGAAGCATATCGTAAACTCAAGCCTGCAAGGAGATATTGTACTCGACCCGTTCATGGGTAGCGGCACCACTGCCATTGCTGCCATCCATGAGAAGCGCAACTTCATCGGCTTTGAGCTCAACAAGGAGTATTACGACAAGGCTTGCAAGCGCATCAAACTGGAGCTGGCGCAGCCTACTCTCTTCTAAAAACACAACCGACAACAACACAAAAACAACGCATGAGTATCAACCGACACAAATACTTCAACAAGGTTCCGCCGTTTAAGCCGGACCCCGAACACTACACACGCAAGCAACACTCATGGAAGGCGAAGGAGGCCTACGAGACCGAGGATGACGCGTGGGAGTTCTTGCAAGAGAACCCGAAGCTCAAAGCACAGGGATATACGGTGTATCGATGCAGGACGTGCAGCAAATGGCATTTAGGACATAAAACATCAGGATAGCAATGCAGCAAGCACATAACATATACTTAACTAAATTTCAGCAGCAGTCGCTATACATGGGAGCCAAGGACGAGCGAGTGATTGCTGCCCGCCGTGTGGGTAAGACCGACGGACTTGTGGCTCCTTATGTCTGGACGGCAAGCAACTCCATGCCTGGTATGCTCGGCGCATGGGTGGCAGTGTCGCGTCAACAGGGCTTCGGCAAGACCATCCCGAGTACGATGGCGGCAATGGAGCGTATGTTCGGTTTTACGCAGGGCATTCACTTCGGCTGGGGACGACCGCCGAAGCACGCCCGTGAGAGTATTTTTAAGCCTAAGAACTACGACAATTACATCTGGTTTGCCAATGGTGCCGGATGGGTCTTAATATCGCTCTCGCAGACTGCCAGTGCCAACAGTTACACCTTCAGTGCTCTTGTGGGCGACGAAGCGAGGTTCTTTCCGCTAAAAAAGGTAACTGACGAGTTGCTGCCGGCTCTTTCAGGCCAGACACATCCGTTGGGCGACATCAACTTCACGGAGTATAACCCCATGTATAAGAGCACACGCTTCCTCTCCGACGCTGCGCTCACAGCCAAAGGGTCATGGCTCGAAAGGGAGGAGGAGAAGTTAGACTTAACCGTTGAGACAGGTCCATTCAAAGGCAAGACTTACCGATGGGTACAAGAACAACTGGAAGATTATGCCAACAAGGTGATACGCTACAACGACCTGCTGTATAATGCAAAGAAGACCAGTCACTCGGTTCATGTGGTGCTGAAGGAGCTGCGCACGATGATCCGTGCCGTGGCTCTGAAGATGATGAAGCATGAAGGGCAGTTTAAGATTATGCCTAACCATGGCCAACATATCACAAAGGGCATGGTTGAGATGGCTGTCAACTATAAACTCATTCCCCAGGACGATGCCGAACTGGTTTATGATTACGAGTATCTTATTACACCGGAAGAGGATTTCGAGATGCAGATGTTCCTGCGGTCGAAGAAGTTCACAGACGGTTATCTGCGTGAGCTGCGCCGTGTGGCTTTCTGTGTGCGTCGTGCGTCGTCGCTCGACAATGTGGATGTTCTCTCAGAGAGTTACATAAGGCAGATGAAGCGTGATCTTCCGCCCATGACCTTCGCGATTTCAATACTCAACTTGAAAATTCAGAAGACGAACGACGGTTTCTACTCAAACCTCGACATCGACCATGTTCACGGTTATATACCAGATGATGATGTTCTTAGCCAGGCAAATTTTAGCACACAAAAGGTAAGCGGAATCATCAACGGCAAACGCATTACGAGCGAGAGCTATCAACCCGACTTTAAGGAGTTGGGCGAGCGCAACGACTCACGCATGGACTCCGACTGCATCAACTCTTTACCTTTATATATAGCTCTCGACTACAATGCCAATATCAATACCTTGGTGGTGGGTCAGATGTACGAGCGTGAAGGCATGGAATGTCTGAACGTCATCAAGAGCTTTTATGTGAAGAACGAGCGCAAGCTGCGTGAACTTATAGCCGATTTTTCTGCCTATTATGCGCCAAAGCGGACCATCAACCGCGACGTGACATACTTTTATGATGCCACGGCAAAGCAGGGCGCGTCGTATGCTTCGTCGGACGAGCGATACTATATGACCGTGATTGCAGAGCTGGAGAAGCGAGGTTGGAACGTGACAGCCATTGATATGGGCGCACCAGAGAAGCACGAGGTGAAGCACAAGATTATCAACGACGGCTTGGCTCACCTTTCCTACCCTGCCATCCGCATTAACCAGGTGAACAATCCCGACCTTATCATAGCCATGCAGCTGTGCGAGGTACAGATTTCGTATCGAGGATTCCACAAAAATAAGAGTCAAGAAAAAAAGCCCGAGAGTGAAGACACGCTGCCCTTGGAAAACCGTACCGATTTTACGGACGCTTTCGATACACTGTACTTAGGTTGCAAGTTCTTCCGTGGCGGTGGCGGTTGGTTTGTGCTGCCGAGTGGAAGATAAGGGAGTTTTGAGTTTTGCATAAGAAAGGCGAAGGGCAGACGTTATCACAACGGCTGCCCTTCTTTTGAATAATGAAAATCTCTAATAGCAAATTACTTTGTTTCTTCCTTAAACATATACCCATGCCATCATTCATCCACATCCTCTAAGCAAAGAGGCTTGCACTCGTCCTTTCGTTGTAAATACTGTTCTATATCCTCTTTCAATTTCAGCATTTCCGCCTTGCTTAATACATAGCAACCTTCTTTGTCGGTTCTGGATGGGATAACCTGCGGTGGAGTATCGTAGATAAGCATACCAGGCAATATTCTGCCGCTTCCTGCTTTTACTTCAATACGCAAACGCTCCAATTCGTCAAGTATTGAAGATGAAGATTCAAAATCTTTTTGGTTTTTCATTACAAATTACTTTTTTTCTTCCTTCAGCATATCATGCCGTAGCCCCATGAGCCACGACTTGAGATTGATGTAACGGTTGTTATCGAGGTTAGCATCGCGCCACTCGGCATATTCATCATAGGACATATTGTTCTCTATGATGCGCACCATGTCTTCCGGATTCAGCACGTCGGCTTCCTCAAAGTCACACGCTCCACCTACTTCGTCACCTATCCAATACCACTTGCGACAACCGTCGAAGAGTTGCATGTTGACAAAAGTCGCCAACCGATTGCATGCCGTTCTGAACAGCTCAATAGTGCCTAACTGAGAAGCATTCAATTCTTTCATATCCATATTATTTTAGTAAGAAATAATTAGGGGAAATTTTCCTTTGTTTTCCCTTAATTTCCTCAATTGTTTAATCTTTTTCATCCATTTGCTATCACTTTCAAAGTAGAAGCGGATGCAAGTTTTTTAAGTTTATAATAGTTTTTATCGTCGTAAATTATCAAGTTATACCACCAAGACTCCTTACCTTCCTGCACAAATTTATTATGAAGTATGTAAAACGTAAGTACATCTTTTATCCATTCAGAAGGAACGAAACTGTCAAAGGAAGCCATGTGCGACTCCTGTCCGAGAATGCACAGCAGGCGATATGGTTAGTAACTAAAGCTCATCAAATTCTTTCTGCAATCTCTGTCTGGTTTCATTCAGAAGCTATTTGAATTTGGTGTCAAATTCCATATCTCTCTGTAATAGTCCCCAAATAGCATCAGCAATTCCAACTTTGCTTGATGATAAAGACATATTTAAGAGTAAATCTACTTTAGGAATTAAACTCTTTGCTAAAATATTAGCTTTTTCTAATTTATCTATATTCATACTTCTATTTATTTATGCCCGAAGGCGGTTAAACTATTCTTTCTTTGTGCAGAAACTGATTAAAGTCTACCTCATCTTGAATAAGAATGTTTACTGCTATCAAACCATTTATGAGAATGTTTAACTGTTCTTTGTTTATAAAGAACAATTTTCTTGTTATTCGCCCACATTCGTAAGCTCCAAGAAGAACTTTATCGTCTTCAACTTCTATTTTCATAAATGGCTTATCCTTTGCTGTTATATCCAAACAATATTTGCCCATACTTATACCTCCATTTCGTGATTAATTCCAAGACCGAAGAGATGATGTTGGAGTTGATGAACATAAAAGCAACCACAGATAACTTTATCCTCGTGAGTTATTTGAAAATATCTGTGTTTTAACATATCATGCACATCCTTAAACATTTCGATAAAGAAACCAATGAGTTCTACCTTATCTCCAGCATAAGATTTATAAGTAAAAGAATATTGCCCACCATTTCGTTTCCATCCGTTCTTCTCTAAGATGGCTGGAGTGAGAGGAATGCTTTCTATAGCATTAACATTAACTTCTTGTAAAAATTCATCCTCATCATAGTAGGTTGCATAGTAACCATCACTATTTTCTATAATTACTATATTTCCATTATATGTAACCAAATCTCCTGGAATATATTCTAACTTATCCATACGCTTACTCCTTTACTTCTCTATAAATTATATCTTTGTTGTCAGAACGTAGTCTTTTGGTACAAGGTAGGTTAAAGGACATACTGCGGCAACCTTCACTAAGAAAGAAACAACCAGTACAAAGATTTGACGATGGATCTACCTCTTGTACTTCAAGGATGATTCTTTCACCTACTTTAAATTCTTTCATTTTAATCTCCTTCTTTATTAAAATTATCTACCCAAGTATCTAAAGCTTTAATACATTTATGTCATCTGCGAAATATTACAGAACACTATTTCATGCCACACGTGCTGGCGAAGATGTGAGTCATGGGCGAAGCCTTCAATAGCTGATACGAAGTCGTGACGGTCAAGACTCAGGTCTATCATATAGTATGTATTTCACATCGTCGTACATAGCCATCTCTACCTTTTCTCCGTCGTAATGGCCGAGGGCAAGGAGCTGACCGCTCTCTTCTGTGGCATCCTGCGCCGACGGAGCACTGGCTCGGACAACGAAGATGTCGAATTCCTTGATGCAGTCAAGCTGCTCGATGGGGATAACAGGCATATTGTCTCGTGCATTCTGACGGATGCGTTGAATGTCGGCTTTGGTTAGCGATGTGAACTGGCGTTGGGCTTTGCGTACAGCCTCAGTCTCAAAGGTCAAGCAACGACCCGCGTAGGACTCTTGGATGAGTATGTTGTTTTGCCATGTAGCAACCTGGTTGAGAAACTTCAAAAAGCCTTTGCGTCCTTCTGCTAACTTCAGCATAGCGAAATATTCCTCTATAATAAGGATATTGTCTTTCTTGCGCCAGAAGATGACTTCTCGGCGACTCAACTTCTCAAAGATTGCCGTCATTGCAGCAAGGTCTTGCAACTCTTTTAACTTCTTGTTTTTGCTTCTAAAAGGATTCCACATAATATTTTGTTTTTAATGCGTTATAAATCTCGTGCCGTCTACTTCCAGCACAAGTATATCGTTGACTACCCTTATCTCGCCACTCTCCACGAACTGCACCTTGCGCTGGTGGCGGTCGGTGTCTACTGCGAGGCAGACGCATGTGCCAGTGTCTACGTGTCCCGTTTTGGTGAGGAACTTGATATAGAAAGGCATACGCTGCACGTTCCTGGCTGTCTGCGGAGGATTGAACCCAGTGACACGCTGTCCCGTACGAGGGTCGTTCCATTGCCATTTTTCAACAAATCGGCGCAGCTCGTTGTAAGATTGTGTGATTGGTGTCATAATTATTTATCAAAGTTGAATGGTGGAAACTCAAGATGTATAAACCTGTCAAGAACAACATCGTCGAGCTTACGAATTTTATGCTCTAAAAGCGCGTGGCGATGGCGCATAGCGTCAGGGAAAAGCACATTGCGCAATGGATTGCCCCAATCGCAATCCGAAGCAAACAAGCAGAAGTGGGGGTAAAACATTGCATTATAGGCTACGAGACGGAAGTCAAGTTGCGGGCGGTCGAGCATCGGACCATTGATAATAAGAGCCTTCGTCGAATTGTATAGCACCATGTGCGAGGTGAGTGTCGTCACATCTTGCGACTGTACATATAATATCTTGTTGCGATATGGCGCAAGAAACTTCTTTATCACCTGTTCTGCATCCTTAGATGTTGACAGCACAAGGTGGGTTATCCAGCCGCGCTCAAAGCAGAGATCAAGGAATACTGCAGTCTCGTTTGTAACGAGTGGCATGGCAAGTACCATGACGTGAGAGTCTACAACCAAATGGCTCAACGCCCGATATAATTTTTCCATTGTCACATCGCCATGCGTGTAGAATGTCAAGGCTCGTTGTGGAGCCTCCATTACCGCCCTGGGTAGTTTGTTGTCTACACAACAGGGCGGAATGAACAGGAGAGTATCATCCATTTCTGAACAATTTAAATGATTTTGTATATTGAAAATTAAGAGTTCTATTTTACATCTGCATAGGCATATTGAGCGTAAGGATGCTTGGCGCAGGTTCGTCTGGAGTAAGAACTGCCGCACGATCTTTAGACAAAAGCTGCATGCGCACAACTTCGGTTGGCAGAGCTGATATGCACGACTGCAAATCCGGAATGCTAAATGCTATATAGAAATCGTCATCACATTCGCTGCTTGCAAGAAATACCTGGTCGGTTGCGCAAAGGCCGAAATCTTCGTCTTGAGCTTTCACTTCCATGAACAGACCTCTCTTGGTTAGCTCTACCATGCGACTGGCATTAGAACTAAACACACTTACTCGTCGTAGAATGTCGAGCATTTCCTTCTTGTTGAAAATAACGAAATATGGATTATTACGAGGGATAACAGCATTGTAGTTAGGATAGCGACCCTCAACCTGACTGCAACATAAAACAGTGTCGCCAGCTGTGAGACGTATGCGATGAGAGTCTGACTCGATGTCTACAACATCTCCTTTATCCAAGGCAGACAGAGCTCGGAAATAACGACGATGAAGCAAAATCTTGCATGGGGTGCCCGACTTGAAAAATTCACTGCCTCCCTTATGAGGATCGTTACTATATACTATTCTTGTGAGCACATGACCGTCGGTAGCGGCAAATACTACTTCCGAGCGGTCTTCAGCAATATCAATACATAGCGACGACATTGTTGGTCGAATATCATTATCTTCAGTAAAGTTGTCTGCTTGGGTCACTATGTTGTGAAAGTACGACAATGGCAACTGAATGTGTGTGGGTTTCTCGTCTATTGGCGCAAACGAGGGGAACTCCTCTCCGCTAAAATAAACGAGCTTTGCTTTGCCTGCCTTAACCTTATCGTCGGTACCTGTGCAATAATCTACCGTCAGCACCTTGTTGCCGGCAAAATCTATTGTTACCGCACAATCAGGCAATGTAGAGAGCAACGACATCAGAGTCTTAATAGGCAACACCACAGGTGCCTCAAATTTACCACCGCATAGAGTGAGCGGCACAGGAATAGTGAGCTGAGAGTCGGAAGTGGAAGAAGTGAGAAAAAACTGACCGGCATCGTTGCGAGTGAGCAACACATTCTCAAGAACAGCGATAGTTGGTCGCGACGCAATACACTTAGCCGACTTCTGCAGAGCTACTGTCAGAGCTCGTGATGATTGAGCTTGCAATTTCATATTCATAATTTATATGTTTTCTGTTAGTGATTAGAACGGAAGGTCATCTTCCTCGTTATAAGTGTTGCCCGCAAACGGATCATTATTTGCCTCGGCTGGTGCCACATATCCGGTGGCTGCTCCTGCTACGCCTACATTCGATGTGGCGTACGGTGAAGGCTGCTGTGTTGCCTGTGGCTGGTAGAGCATAGCCAGTCGCTTGTTCAGACGCTGACGGATAGCCTTGAAGAGGTGAGTATTCTCGTCAGTGGGGTCTTGGTTTACAATCTCGGGGTCACGTTCTTTGTTGGCTTCCTTTACTTGCTCTACGAGCTTCGGGAACTTCTGCGCTACAGCCTTGATGTAGTCAACCGAATAAGACATCTGCATTTCGTGTGTCGGTACGGTCACGTTACTGTCGCCACGCTCCAAGGCTGCTTGGCGCACCTTTGCCTTGTACTGCTCATTAAGCGGCCAAATGTTTACTCGCATCTTAGCCAATGTGCGGGTAGGGTCTTTAGGAGCCTGCTCCACTTTAATTTCGTTCAAATCTGCCGGAATGCAGACATATACACGCTCAGGGTTTTTTGAGTCGATACCCTTGAACACCTGCGCTCCATTTAAGGAGAGTAGGTCGATGTTGCCGTTGTAACTTGCCATCTTGTTTCTTGTTTAATGTTATTTATTTTACTTTTTGTTCTCACTCTGCTGTCTTGTCGTGCCTTATACCGGTTTATTGCCTGATACTTGTGCGCTTACTCTTTCAAATCTCGAGAGAAATTCGTCAATCGGGATTATACGGGCATTTGGATTATTCAAGGGACGTAGAGGGTCCGTTGCGAAATACTCTATATTTTCAACATCGTCAACCGAATAGCTCTCGGTACAATACTCGTCAAAGAACTTATTAGGCTCTTTTGTTATCGGATAGTCGGAAACGGTTTTTCCTTCGGCAGCAATTCTATCGTAGTCTATATAGCGCCCTTTGCAAAGTGTAAACTTACCAATATCTTTAGGCGTAAAAACCAGAAGCGCCTGGGGACAGACGATACCACGCAGCCGGCGAAAGTCCTTTATTGCCTGTTGCTCGTCACCTATTCCAAAGCAAAATCCCCTGGCTGTGCTTGCTGAGCCACGGAGTTTACTATGGTCAGTGGTATTCTTCAACGTGTTTTTATGAAAAAATTCACCCAATTCATTGAGCGACATGTAACGATATAATTTCATACTCATATCTGTTGAGGGTTAGTCATGCACTCCTACTCCTCCACTGTCAGGTGGAGCTTCTCGTCCGCGATGTACTCGTTACAGTATTCAGCAGGAACATAGGTATGTGCATAGAACTGCGTAGCGCCCACAATACGCAAAGTCTCTCGGTCGTTATATACGGTATGGAACTTATGCTTGAGATAATCAAAAACAATATTCTTTGCTGTCACTACATCGTAAGCCCACACAACAAACATATCGTTTTTATGAACTCCATAATGCGAACGGTCTTCAGGCTCATAGACATCTGTATCTATAAAATTGGCCTTTACCTTGAACGGCTCTTTTACGAGCGCATCAGGATCTTTTTTCAGCTGCTTTTCTTCCTCCTCAATGTCGGCATTTGTACGACCGATAAAATGGAACTTTTCGATTATCTCTGACTTTGTGATATACACAAAGCGTGCTTCTGGAGAGTCAAAAATCTTGTTTACAGCTCCCTCCGCATAGTCAATAGCGCAATCTTGTGCTCCACGCAGAGAGTCGCTACGTACAATAAGCACAGCATTCTCGTTTTTGCTACTACGAACAGTAACTTTTACATGAACGAGAACATGGAAATATTGATCCTCTTCCGCACGGAAAGGACAGTCGGAGATTTCAACCTCATTAACGCCATACTTTTTAAGTCCGTTAGCCAACTCGTAGGTGATAAGTTTTCCTCGCTCAAGCAATACCTCACAACGGTCAATTGTTACCGTTTCCTTAGTGTCTTCATCAATAAAATCTTCGGTCCATGTACGGGCTGCTCTTTTTGCCAAATAATGGCCAATTGATTCTTCAACTGGCACTACTCTTGTCTTGTAATCCTTTCTTAAAATAATCTTTTCCATAATCTATAATGATTTAAAAATGTTGCATTCTTGTTTTTGTTGATTCTTAGAACGGCAGATTCTCCTCCTTTATATCTGGAACACTTGCCGTTGTGTTATTCGTTGCAGCAGGTGCCGACATTCGCCTACCCTGCTTGCGCGTCTTGTTGTTCTCCCAGCGTTCCTTCTCTTCGTCTGTGAGTGCAATAACATTGCCATCGTCATCGCGGTAAGGCAGAGGGTCGGGCTGTTCGGCAAAGGCTTTTGCTATGCGTTTAAGCTCTCGGTAATCCTTCGGTATTACGTCCTTGCCAGGACGGTAAAAAAAGAACACGTGCTTGGACGTTTGCATGTAGCGGATGAACTTCGGCTCGATGGTGTTGTCATTCTCCCACTCACGACCGGTGAAGTATTCCTGCGTAACCCATGCCTGCAGCTTGAAACACTTGCGTTGTTTGTCGCTCTCGTTCTCGAAGAGGTGCTTCGGGTTGCAAGTGATAGACATATTCTCGCAATAGTCGTATATCTTCTTCTTAAAAGTGGCACGGCTATACTCCTTGCTCTTACCCTCAGAGGCATCTGCCCAGTCTCGCATAAACTCGTTGAACATATCATCCGTACATATCGGCACACCGTAGACCTCATTGCGAGAGAAGAACCACTCGAAGTAGCGGACAATGCTCTCGGTGAGCTTCTGCACCATCTGACGGCGACGCACATTGCCTTGAGGTGCAATGGCAAAGGTGTGGTAGCGCATCAGGAACTGCACAGCAAGGGCGCAAATGTAAATGGCTTGATTGCGGTCGGTATCGGTAAGCTTTGCAGGGTCAAGCGTGAAGTTCTTCATCACGTCCGAAGGCGATCGTGGCGGCTCGTTCTTCATGGAGTTGCCTCGGGAGAAGCGATCTGAAAAACTAACCAAAGGGAATCGACCTACGGTAGAGCCTTCATCGTCCGACAATGGATAATTGGATGTAATGACGTGCAAGGGCGATTCTTCCATTTTTAGGGAAATAGGGTCGCCATACTTGCGCTCTACATTAGTACCTCTTGTCACCTTCACATAGAAGTATTGCAAGGGGAAACCTTTAGGTCGGTCTTCCCAATGTACCGTTCTGTACTTGCCTGGATATTTCAGAATATCGGTAAGACAGTTCTTTGCGCTTTCAATATCCTTAAACGACTTCATATCTATAGGCAGCACGTTTACGGCTGCATCCACCACAAGATTCACCATTACCGATTTACCGCTACCACCACTCGCCTGCTTCTCGTCAGGAATTTTATCTTCAAGAAAGTAAGGACAGATATTCTGCATACCATCCCATGAACGATAGCACAAACGCCCGATACCAGAAAGCATATTGGCAAAGTGCGCATTTTGTATAGCTATTGCATCAGGCGTTAGCGACTTCTTATTGCGCTGGGCTTCCAATTCTTCTTGCCAAAGCACGTTTGAACAACCGCGCACCACACGAAGTATGGGCCATAGGTCTTGCTCGCGCTTGCTGCGCCACTCTACCAACCATCGGTAGGTCTGCGCCCACTCCATAAGGTCGGAACGCATCTGCTTGATCTCTGATAAAGTAAACACCGGCGAACCGTCCTCATTTCTCATCGCCTCTTTGGTATCAATAGACCGAAGCCTACTCTGATATTCCTCGTTTTCCTTAATAACGAAAGGAGGATTGAATGCCCTCATCGTGAAGTCATACGGCTTCTTGGCAAGCGAAGGGATAAAGAAGTTGATGTCGTCGTAAGACACTGGATATATTCTATCGGGCGTTATCTTCAATGCCACATTGTTGAAGTAAAAATACTCCGTCTTGGCATCAAAAGCATCAGCAAAGTTTATCACCATGCTCTGCAAACCTCCGGCAGACTTCTCGTTAAATGTCTTGTCTATCATGTTTGCGCAATCGGACATCATACGTCGCTCATTATCGTTGTGCCGCCAAGCCTGGTCCACATAGTCCATCAATAAAGTTTTTGCAGCTTGCATGATACTCTTTGCATCAATATACTCCACGAAGCATTTGTTCAAGTGGATATACTGTCCTACGAGGTCGGTGCTCTCGGGGTCTATCATTCGATAATATCCGTGAGCGGTCATAAAGAGCCACAATCGCGTAGGCGATACCTTGCAGGTAGGCGGCTTTTGCTTGCCACTTCGAGGGTCACGCGGATATTCTATCTCGAAAGGTTCCGTGTTCCTGGCTCCACGCAATCGGGAGTAAAGCGGAAGGCGAAGGTCATGGTCAAACTGGAAGTTTTCTTCTGCGTTCATGGTGTATGTCAGCAGATAGTCGCGCACACTCCGGGGAGAGCAGCCATATAGCCATTGCCAGCGTCGGCAATAACGTGAGCGGAAACCTTCGGGCAGCATTGCATAATACAATGAACTGAACTTGGTGCATATCGCTCCACAGTCACGCTGAGAGGCAATGTCGTTGGGGTATAGAATTATGACGTGCTCGGCAAAGCGGTTCATCTTCTGATATTGTACACCGCTAAAGTCAAGATTCTCCCGTTTCCATTCGCCACGCTCGATATACCAGAAGCTTCTCCGTCCGATAGAAAACGCCACATGATACCAACAGAAGTCTTGGAAGTGCTGGTCTTCTGCCTTGTCAAGGCGCAAAGAACGCATGGCATAATACACGCTCAATGCGTCTTCGGGTGTGCGGCAAAACACGATATTACGAGCCTTTATCTCGGCAGTGGGAATTTTTACGTCCACCTTCTTGAACGTACCTTTCGGTTCTCCGTCCTTGGTCTCGTTCTCCTCCCATTCCTCACGAGTCTCGGTGTATTTCTCTTCGGGGTCGTACTTAGCAATAGCAGCATGAACGGCTGTATTATCGCTTTTGCGATTATCCATAGCGTGAACAAACACGTTGTCGCCCATGAGCCACTTGCTCACCTTCCTCACGCTATGCTCCTCGGCAGTAGAGAACACTATAGGCTCACTTCCTGCCATGGCCGGACGGAAGAAGCATCCGTATGAGTTCTGCGGACCTATCTCTTGCGAGGCGAAGCATACGAACAGCGGGTTCCAGGGCGTACCATGGATAATCTCGCTAACGTGCTGACCGTCGCGTATCACATCGGGCAACGTTACACTCAACAGAGAAAAGATACGGAAGTCCTTGTTGAGCATGTCGGGCGTAAACGTACTGCCAAAGCCGAAGCGAGGCAATCCTTTGTCAAGCGTCACCTCACACCCAAGAGCAGCAAGCTCTTGTGGCGAAAAGTCGGTCTTCGGCATAAAGGAGAACGTCTCGATAGTCTGCTGTGCCTGAGTACGGTAGTCCATCTTCGCAAAAACTTCGGGGAAGGCACGGCGCACCTCGTCGGTATCGCCATACACATCCCTTACGAGCCTTTGACAAATGCGCTGAAGACTATATCCGTGCATTGGAAGATTCATCTTAGCTGCGTACAGCTCGATAGCTCCGTAGCCAGTTTTACCCGTGTGGGTGCATTTCCACTTTACGGCACCATGCTCTGCCATTCGGTTGTCGTCAACGCCCACGCCCGAATAAAGTCCACCTCGCTCATTCTCATAGATGATAAAGTGGGGAGTCTGCTTGACATCGGCATCCGCGTCCTGTCCTTTCTTGCAGATAGGGCAGAAGCACGCGGTCTGACCTTCGATGCGCTGCTCGTTGGCAGGCTTCACGAGAAGGTGCAGGTCGATGTTGGCGAGGCGATTTATGATAGGATGAAAGAACATAGTTTCCCTTTATTATTTAAAAAGGACAGCCGACGATGCGTCAAACTTTTTTCAGCATTACCAGTTTCCGAGGCACTTAGTTCCTTACTGGGGTAGCTTACTTCATAGGAGGGCGTTGCCGCTACCTCCATCGCCATGCTGTCCTTTGTACTTTTTTAAAAAGAAAGACCAGTGGCGATGTACCAGCTATTCAAAAGATGGTTGTCCAACGCTTTATCCGTTCCAACCACACACCATATTTAGAGGGCGTTACCGCGAACCTCCATCGCCACAAAAATCTTTCTATTTTTCGTTTTACATTTGTTATTTATAAGTTCAGAAACGTCTCCGTGCGAAAGTGTCGGATGGTGCAGTTAGCCAAGTTCTTCATGCAGTTAATCAGCATCAACACGAACTCCTTGAACGAGATAAAACTCTCATTAAGACCGATTATCTCCACCGCCACACGCCAGTAACACTTGCCGTTCTTCACCCGGCAGGAGTGCTCGTTCCTTATTATTATATTCCCAACATTGCCCTGCATCGACGTGAACAACTTCTGACACACATCCTTCACTAAGTCGAATGGAGCATGAAAGAGCAACACTTTGTTGTCGCTATCATAGTCGCGCACTATCTCCGTATAGGAGATGCGGTGTAGATATTCCCGATGCGTAGGCCTTCCTTGTCTTTTGTTTCGACGATTGGGGATATAAGGATAATTCAGATACTCATGGTTAGGCATCGTTAGACTTTTGCATTTTAAAACACTGTAAGTGCTTCATCATCTGCCATGTTGAATAAATACTACGCTTACAGTCAAAAATAGGATCATGCCCACAGCCATTACCACTATACTCATCTACAAGTTTATATGCTGAATGCGTATCAAAATTCACTTTAGCGACATCACATATCATGCGAGCTCCCTCAAGAAAAAATGTTCGATGGTCGCGATAATTCGTATGTTTTATAGGAATAGGTATATTATACTTATAAGCTATATTACGCAATATAGCAACATCAAAATCTGTTCCTTGTGCCCAGAGATAAACCTCGTCAACTCCTGAAAGTTTTGATAATTCGACTATCATATCGAACAGATTTTTAACAACCTCTTTCAAGGGTTGAAGCGGAATAATATCATTTTCGAGCAAAGCCTCTTTAGCTTCATCATTTTGTTGTGCCCACCAATTAGCAGTAGACTGGTCAAATGTAAAACCGTCCAGAAATGCAGAACGCAAATCAACATGCTGATAGAACTCTGTCTGTACACCTGGTGCAAGAGGTAAGTTAAAGGGCACGTCTTGAGCAGTTCTATCCCAAGCTACCGCACCTACGCTCATCACCGCTGCAGTAGGTTGCAACGAACACGTTTCTAAATCGAAAGTAACATCTAAAGTTTTCATGTTCATATTATTTGATTTGACATAATATAGCTATTACTAAAATAGCCTTAGTACTTTCTGCTTATTCGCTCGTTTCTGACTTTACAAAGTCTTCGAGTATATTCTTAATACCCTTTAGTTCCCAAGGCTTCCAATCGTCAGCCTTAAAGCGAGTCCGAACAGTCATCTGTGAAGCCATGCCAAGTTCCGCCATATAATTGCATAACTTAACACCCATTTTTTGTTGGGTTACAAGAGCGAAAAATTTACTATCGTTATAAGCAGGGTCAAGCGACAGCACATAGCCATAACCACGACTACCCTCCACATCAGTTTTATATTTGGTGTCTTCTCCGCTAAGCGAAGTTAGGAGGAAACTATTTTTTATATAGGTCACACCTAATATTTCCCATTTATCAAAACCCTTGTTGAAAAAACGATGATAAGATGTACTCTGAGGCATACCATAATGCTTCATCAATACAAACAAACGTTTTTTAGCATCAACAGACATATCGTCAACATCTAAAAAACCACCATCACATATTTTTTTCAAGATTTCTTTGGTCATTACAAATATATTTTTTAATTTTGGATACAAAGTTAGACTAAATGTTTGGATTCTCCAAATATTAAACTATAATTTAACATTTAGAAATGTTTGGAGTATCATAATATTAAATTTAATACAAGAAATATCACTAACTTAAAACGACGCTCTTATGAAAGATTTTAATTTTTGTTACAACTACGGATTTCTAAGGGATTGGCTCAAGATAAATCCTAAAATAAAAAGATACGATGTACTTGCAGAGATGGAGATGTCATACTACCGTACTCTCCAAAACTGGATGGAAGGCGTAACAATGATGCCTCTAACGCAGATGATGAAATTCTGTAATAGATATAATGTGCCTATAACCGCTTTTTTCTTCGATGCTAATGCCGATGACGACTCAATATTTACTTCTATTCCACCTGGAGCTATGATAGAACCTGCAGGTGGATGGATTGAAAACGACCGAAAAACGGGTATCAAGACAGGTGATCCTCGCACGGATATACATATTCAGTCAAATCTGCCAAAATATTGTAAGAGTATAAATCTACAACACAATATTTGCGATTCTGATGCTAAAAAAGATATAAAGGAGAAAGAAGTTACGCATAGTGAGCGAATGCGCTATCTCGACATTATAGAGCAACAGCATGTGCAGATTGTAGAACTTAGCCGCAAAACTCTTGAACTACAACAAAAGATTATAGACCTTGAGCAACAATGCGCAGCACATATAGATTGTGGTATAGCCGCCGACGAATTGCACAAATAAAAATGTCGTCTATCCTCTCGGACTGACGACATTATACTAAAAACTATTTAACTTTGGCTATAAAACTAAAAACATTCGACTTCTTATATACTTTATTTCTGCTCATTTATAGCCGCCATCTTGCGACGATAAAACTCTTTTTCCTCTATATTCGTGAGTGTCATGTCAGCACTCACATACGGCATGTCAGCATACCAATATCCTTGATGCAAGAACACGATGGGTGTACTGTTGCCAAATGTCATGGGCAATGGTAGGTTGTCTTTCGTGCGTTTCGGCTGTAGGCTGAGTATGCCAAACAGCTCTGTCTCACTCACGACTGGCAGAGCATTCATCTCTTTCTCCAAGTCGGTGCCTTCGATAGGGAAGAAGAACACACGTCCATCAGGCGAGACTTCCTTATCCCAGCCGTCACGTCCGGTGGTGTCGGCAAACTCCACGGCTCCCACTCCACCTGCCATGCCTTCTGGTGACTCGTAATAGCCGCTCGCACCTTGTCTTTCTACCCATTTACGCGCCTTTTCTTCTGATTCCTGACAACGGTGCATAAACGTCTGAATGTCTCGTCCTACATTTGATGTAGCCGAAATCTTGTAATAATAATGAGGTTTCTTCATATATTCCAAATTCATAATTAAACAATTCAAAACTCACCTTAGCGCAGCGTAGATGACAGGCTCTCCACATTCATCGTCCTTCATCTTGAAGCCCTTCATAGCCAACTCCTGAATATACAAAGCCAACGGATCACCCAGCGGACATACTACTGCCTTGAAGTATGTGCGAAGCTGATAATCTGTAAACATATCGCAATCTTCACGCCAATGTTCAAGAGGCTTGTATTTTTCGCAGAAGGCTTCTATCTTTGCAGGAATAACAAAGTCTTGCAAAGTGACTTCCGGCTGCTCGGAGTTTTCTATAAAGTATTGTTTCTTTCTGCTCATAATGTTTTATTTTTTATTATAAAGCCATGTGCAAAAAATAATAGCAAATATGATAACTAAACTAAGAACAAGCTGTATGGCCGCTATCCCGACGGCTCGCTCTATATTCTTTGTATTCTTCTCCTTCACCACATTCATACTGTCCTTCTTTGCCCAATGGGTACCCGCGTTCAGCCTGTTGCTCAACATAAGGCTATCTATCGTGTGCTGCATCCGTAATATTGTCTCTTTCTGATGCTTCAGTCGTGCCTCGTATGTGGCTTTGTGCTCATAATCGCCCTTGCGGTGTATGGTTCGGTCGGTGGTGGTAGTCTTGTTACCTTTGGCATCCGTGCTCTCAGTAACCCGCTCGGTGATGGTCTCCTCGTTACTACCCTTGTCAGTCATGGTGCCAGATGTGTGATTCTCGTCCGTGACTGTAACGGCGCTGCTGTCCGCCCTCGTCTCTGACTTCACCACGCTGTCCTTAACGATGGCTACGACACTATCGCGCTGTTGCTCACTACTCCCCTGCTCCACCTTACGGGAGGCGGCACAACTCACAAACATGATTATAGCTATAAGCCATAACATAACTGATTTAATTTTTCCCATATATATGTCTTGTTGGTTTCTGCGTACAAAATTAGGAAAAGTCGCCGACACAAACAGGACATACTAAAAACACCGCCTACCCTATGGAAAGGGTAAACGGTGTTATTTTTATTTATCCGACAAGGAATATTTCCATCCAATTACTTTGCTAAACACTTGCTTCGAGCATTTTTTTATGTATTTAATAACATCATCGGTCAAGCATTTCTCTATCTTCTGACATTGCGCTCTACTCGCCTTAATAAGAACGGTCTTGCCATCATACGAAACAAACTCAACCTTTTGTAAGTCCTCGCCTATCTCACCATGGAGCATAGTAACAAGCTGCTGCCATTCCTTTTCGCCTGGCTTGATTACCTCGGCTTCGTCAAACAATGACACCGACTGCTGTGCTTGTTGTTTTTTCGTAAGAGTTTGCTGCATTTGCTCGATTGTGTCATACACTGTAAACTCTATAAATGCCGGATTACCAACCTTGCGCTTGCCATTGTATATAGGTTCATAGCTGATACACACATCTATCTGTCCCAACTGCTTCAGTCTATTGATGTCGGCAATACTATTATCGAGCACGTTTTTCTTGAACTGCGAAAACTTAGGATAAGCCTCCTTCACGAGTTCGGCACCGCTAAACTCCAACATACCCAAATATTTCTTAATCTTACTGACCGTAAGCCGTATAGAACGCTCCTTCCAGTTATTGCCACTCGCATCACGCAGAATATAATATATCATCGGCATACGTGCCACCTCGCCAATCAAGGCTATATTGTCAGGATGCGACACATAACCCTCGGTCATATTAAAGGCATAGTCCAGAACATAGAGATGCTTGTCGGGATCTATCACTTGTGGATTGAGTCCAAACACAACACCCGTATTCTTGATAGAGGTCTCACCGCTTAGGAATACATTATACATGTGCATACCCATAGAGCCATCCTCATTTTTTCTCGGACCTTCCACCTTTACATCCAACACTTCTTTCATAGCCTGCTTCACGGCAAAAAAGTTGTTTTCTGGTACGCCTAACTCAGCATAGGATATATATATCTGTGTTACACCCGAATTTTTCACTGCCTCAGAAAACAGAGCTTTGGGCACTTTTTTCGACTTAGCCAAATCAGAACCAAAGAACTCCTTAATGAATGGTTGGAGCTGCTCACTCACCTTCACCAACACTGCCTGTTGCAACAGCGACAGGTTTCTACTCAGCCTGGTAAAGGCAAATGGTGTATTGATCCATTTTTGCGGTAACTTCTTTTCGTTCTCCATATTGTTTTCTTTCCTTTGAGGTAAAAAGTTACTAAAGTCTTTTACCTATTTACTAATTCTTTTTCCCTATTTACTAACTATTTTTCTTTACCTCGCAATAAAAACCTTGAAAATCAGTAATTTATATTTCGTGTTTATAATATATATATAAAGAAATAAATTTTTAATTATATCATTATTTATATTGTTTGGTAAAAGCATTTAGTATATAGGTAAAAAGATTTAGTAAGATTTTACCTGATTCTTATCTCTTGGGTAAAACATATTAGTACCTCATATTTTAGGTAAAAAGATTTAGTAAGATTTTACCTGCTTATCTTAGCATTAGGTAAAATAATACTAAACTCTTTTACCTCGTGCATCTTATTTATTCCTCTCCACAAACTCATGGATGGCCTGCAATGCAAGGTCTTTGAGGGTGCGACGTGTCATAACCTTCATCTGCATAAGAGCCATGTAGTCGTCAATAGGCACATCCACGACAATACCGTTCGTTGTTTTCTTAGCTGGTACAACAGGTGCTGTCACAGTAGGCGCTTCTGTAGATGAAATAGCGACAGACTCAGGCTCTGCCTTACTCTCTTTATCATTCTCTTTTTTTAACTGGCTACCCATAGCCAATATGCGCTCATTCTCTTCAAGAGCGTCAGAATCTTCAAGACTAAAACGCTTAATCTTCTTGCCAATCTCTCTTACCATATCTTTAGAATTTAAAACTATTAAGTATCTCTTTTGTAAAACGCTCGTAGTCCTGCCCTACCCTACTATATGGGGCAAAGGAAAAAATGTCCTCACGCATTGCCTGAGCTTGTTTCATCTTTGTATCGAAGCGTGTATAAGCTTCAAACATATAGTCCTGATACTTCTCGCCAAGATATGCTTTAAACTCCTTTGCAACGTTCGTATGGTCGTTGCTCATCACCATCAGCACACCACGTATATCAAGGTCAGGATTAAGATCGTTGCGCGTTTCCTTAATAGCATTGATGATTTCGGCTATACCTCTTGTAGACAATACTTCGAGTTGCACAGGCAACACCACACTTGTGGCTGCCGTGAGTGCATTGTATGTAAGCAGCGACATGGCTGGTGGGCAGTCTATAAGCACATAGTCGAAGGCTTCCGAAACGGTGTTCACTCCTTCGTCTGCCAGTTCGGTGCCAACCAACTCGTTCAGAGGCTTGGCAAGCAACTTGCACAGAGCTTTACGAGGCACGGCACGCTGATTAAGGAATGGTTCAATGGATATGAGCTGCGCAGCAGCGGGAGCAAGGTAAATACCCTCATGGACCTGATAGATGGGCAGATTGCTCTGCTGTACTAATGCGTCGTAAACGGTAGGTTTGCCGACATTCAAGGTCTCGCTCCACCCATAAAGGAACGAAGCACACGCCTGTGGGTCAAGGTCGATGATGAGTACACGTGGTAATCGTTTGCGTCCATCGGCATCCTCACCGAACTGTCCCTTACCAAAACGACGCAAACCTGCTGCCAGGCTCTGCACTGTTGTTGTCTTGCCTACTCCACCTTTGTGATTGACAAAGGCGAGAACTTCTCTGAGTCTTTCCATATTCTTTTAAGTTTTAAAATGTAATTACTTACGTTTATATGTACATATCAACGTATCTACTTATCAACGTACCTGCGTATTAACGTATGTTGGTACTAAAATATTAAAGTACGTCAATACTTTAGTATTCGGTTACAAAATTAAAAATTATAATTCATTCTACCAAACGTTTACCCATAAAAAATTGATATTTATATATGTATTTTCTTATTTACCTATCTATTTATTTACCTATATATGTATTTAGGTAGATAAATAAATAGGTATATTAATAAATAAGTAGATAACTAAGTAGATAAATATATAAGTACGAACGTATTTATTAAAGTATAAAAATACAGAAGTACGGGAGTATTAACGTATAAGAATACCAACGTACAAAATTACTTTCATTCGTCATTTATCGTAATATCCACGTCTTCCTTTTCTCTTATACGTTCCGACCGAATGGGCAGGATGCAAAATTAGTCTTCATTCCAGCATCCGATGACGATAAAACAGTATCATTCGTTTCATTTGATGACTTATTTTTTCGTCAATCCGCCAATCATCGGCATTAGGAACACCGCAGCACCCACAAACGCCAATATCACAGCTCCCATTGACACAGCCAGCAGCACTGCAAGCACACCCGCCAACACTGTCTTCACGCTCACGCCCTTGTCTTCACTTTCCGACGTGTCCTCGCGTTCCTCTCGTAGCGTCGGCTCGCCTACCTGCGGATAGTTACGCTTGAGCTTCGGCTTCGGCTGGGGTATATGTTCCGGCTCTGCTTCCGGCTCTTGATTCTGATTAATCTCCTGCTCTATAACATGAGGCTCTGGCTGATGAACAATTCCTGATTCGTCTATAACAAGAGGCTCTTCCTCAATAATAGGTTCGTCCTCAATGATAGGTTTATCCTCCACCTTTCCATCCACGCACACGATAACATCGCCGTGCAAGCTGACCTCTATCTTGCAGCCCGGCACAAGGGCCTTCTGGTTGAAGGTTTTCTCGCTGCCACAGTTGGCATGGGCAAAAAGGTGTCCGTTCATTTCCACCTCGTCAAAGTCGGCTACGTATGTTATCTTGCCGGTCTTCTCGCCTACCGTGGTATGATGACCGCGATATGTGGTTACGGCCTTGAATACCGGGCGGAACTTAAACGCGCAGTTATACTTTGCGTCATGGTCGGTATGTCCGATGCGGTCGTAATAGTCGTAGTTGTCAAACTTAAAGACAAGTCCGTCGGTAGGGTAGGGCAGCGACTCTCGCTCCACCTCGGCAGCACACACGATGTTCTCGATGTCCTGCTCCAGCTCGGCATCCGGCTTGCCCAGGTCGAGGTCTGCCACAAAGCCCGAAGTTTTGAAGCCGTTACGTTCAAGAGCCTGCATGGCAGCGGCATGCCTTACCACGTCGTCCATAATAAGACGGAAAGGATGAAACTCCAGACGCTTGCACTCGTCAGCCACAGCCACCTTCTTAGCCATGATGCCATTGCTCGTAGAACGAGGTGATTTGCCAGCCTTGCTATAACGGGCAAACTCCTCAAGCGAGATGATCACCTCGCCTCTCACCTCTATACGGTCGTACTGGCTCCATACGTCCACCTTGGCAGGTACACCCTGCACATGCTTGATATGGTCCAGACAGTCGTTGCCAAACAACTCCTTGCCGTGTCCGTATGTGGCTTCTGCCAAAACTCCCTGACGATATACTAAACTCACGGTCTCGCCGTCAAACTTCCACTCTACAGCCACCTCCGTGCCTTTAGAGCTGATGTTGGCAGCCCGCTGCTGTGCTCTCAGGTATTTTACTACCGCCTTGGCATCATGCAACTTCTTCATCGAGAGGCAAGCCGTGCGACGTGCCACGGTGCGCTTGCCGTTGCCATTCTCGCTGTAGCACTGCTGAGTAGGAGAGTCGGGCAATACTTCGTCGGGATGCTGCTCTTCGTATTCCTGCAGGGCAAAGTACATAGCGTCATATTCCTCGTCGCTGATGGTCGGGCGGTTCTGCCCGAAATATCTATAGTCGTGCATCTTCACCACGTCCACCAGCGCACGATAATCGTCAAAATTCTCTATTCTTTTCATATTGCTATAATGTGTTTCTAAATTAAAAGTATGTTGTTGCTATTTTTTATTCGTTCCCCTGCTGCACTGCCATAATCGTGCGCATGGTGTCCGTGATATACTGGCCGCCTCCGTGCTGGAGAATCCACTCGTGCACATCATCGGCTACGATATATTTTCGTGTTCTGCCCTCCATGGCAGGGCGACCTGATCTTGAATTTTCAGTCTTGATTATTTCCATATTTCCCTCGTTTTATTTTTCATCTATAATATCATCATCTGCGGTCTCAGACTCTTTCAGATCCGTTGGCAACCATGCAGGCCACCAGGTCACATCCATTGCCCATTGGAACATGTCAGTGTCTTCCGTGCGATAGTTCCAATAGACGTGCAAGATTTTGAACACTTCCCAGGCCTCTGCGTCCGTCAGTTCCGACAACACGCCTTTCAGGTTCTCCTCCTCGGCTTCCGTCAGGTCCACTGTCTTCTCCATTTCCAACCAGTCGCACACCTCAGCGCACAACATACAAGCCGCGTGTTCTGCGTCCATGTCCGACAACAGAAGGCTGTTGGTAGCTGCTGCCATCGCCAACCAGTATTTCTCATTGCTCAACTTCCAGATAGCAGAGCGACGAGAGCGCCAGTCACTAAGAGCCACTTCCACGTGGTTCTCTGCCATCCAGTCTCCAATCTCGCGCATGATACGTGCCATTCTCGGAGCGTCACCATAAGTGAACTCAGCAATCAGCTTCACCTCCTGGCTCTCGTTAAACAAACCTTCGCGGAACTCAATCGCGATGCCGTTCTCATTGTCTGTCACTGTCCACATCAGATCCTTGCCCGATGTCAACGTAAATCTTTCTTTTGCCATAATCTTTCGTAAAAAATTAAAATGTTATGTTATTCCTCGTCCTCGTCCGGCATAGAGTCCTCGTTGTCATGCCAGAAGTGGCTATACAGCACGCTATCAATCAGGGTGACAAGATCCTCTCCAGGATATACCTCTTGATCAACGTCTACACATAGCGTCAACTCCTTGCCCGACCGCAAGCCGACCACATAGGCAATCGGTGTTCCATCGGCCTTCTTTACGGATGGTGCGGGATAATAGAAACATACTTCGCGAGCGTCAATCATTACTTCCTCGCCGTTGACAAAGCTGCCAACATGGATAAACGGATAAACTTTCTTTGCCATAATCTTTCGTTTTTTACTTTTTGTTTTAGAAATCAGCAAGAAGGCTCTTTTTACCTTTTTACTTTTTAACCTTTAAATCGCTTTTTTACCTTTAAAATTACCTTTCCACCATTCTCAGCTCTGCACCAAGTGCTCCTGCAATCTTGTTGAGTACGTCGATATTCACGGCATACTTGCCGGCTTCCACACTGCGAATGTTTGAGATAGAGATGCCCGCAATCTTGGCGAGCTGTTCCTGCTCCCAACCTTGAGCGGTACGCATCGCGCGGATGCTCTCGCCCATGGCCTTACGCTTGTCGTAAATAATTTGGTCTTTTTCCATATTGTCTATAATAAATCAATTATTTGTCGTTCTGTTCTATCTGTTCAAGTTTCATATATACCAAAGTGTTCTTGTCGTAATACCTTCGAGGCGCAGCCGAGGAAAAGTAGGTGTTTTTACTCTCTTTGATACAAGGAGCTGCATCCACTAATTTCTTCCCGAAACTCTGAAGGGCGTGAGTCTTTCCGATGATGACAATGCCCGACTGATACGCTTCGCGCACCTTCACGGCAAAACGATGTAAAGAGGCTTTACTGTTCTTTTCCTCCTTCTTCACCTTTGCCAACACCTTCAGATGGTCGGTTGTTCGTGCTTTCGTGCGCAGATCCACCGTGCCCTTTTTCCTATAGTTGATGCAAACGACATACTCACCAGGCTTCAGTTGTTCCAGATGCTCCTCCAGCAAGTCGTACCGCTGCAACACCTCAATAGGCTTGACACATACACTGTCCTTCGTGCCGACAAGCGCAGCCCTAATCTCCTGAGCCTTCTGTAAAGCCTTCGCTTTAGCTTCTGCTTCCGCTTTCAGGCGCTGCTCCTCACGCTCTCGCTGTGCTGTCTCCTCGGCTATCTCGCGATCCACGGCAGCGCGTATCTCAGCAACATCGTTCCCCATGTCCCTGCAAGCTGCCCAAAGACCGCCACCAAACATGTTATAACTCTTTATTATACCCTTTTCGTTGTCGCATTTTCTGCCATCCATCCGAGTGACACGCAGCCTCCCCGTCTGCTCGTCTCTATATACAAGCATATAGGTGGAGCGTAGGTTCTTCGACTTCCAAACTCTAATCTGTTCTGCCATAATAGAATTGTTTTCTAAATATTTGTTAATAATACAGCCAATTTCTTTGTCCGTATTGTTTTATTTCTTATATTTGCAACTGTCTTCGGAGGCTTTTTAATCGTACCTTTATGGAATAGAAAGAAAACAACAACTTCCGTTGACTGTCAATTCTTCGGAATTGTGGATTCAAACGCTCACAAAGAGCAAACGTCGAATACTGCTTCGTCAGAGAACATTCCTATAAGTCTCCAGATGTCCTCAACATCTGTAATGTTTCCAACACGGCCAGCGCCATAAGACTTAACGAATGCTATAGATGCCTTCTTGTCGCCAAACTTCTCGATGAACTGTGCTTTGTTGTAAGCCTTCATAATTTTCTGCCGCTTATAGGTTGCCGCCCTGTTCTAAATGATTAATATTGTTTTCTTTATTTTTCTGATGCAAAGATAGTGATAATTTTTGTAACTACCAAAATAAAAAGGACTTTTATTCAGAATAAAATGCACTTTTATTATTTTCTTTACATTTTTACGTCATATTTCACAGATTTCACGGATTTTTCCGCTTCTTCCGTGTATTCCGGCTCACGTTGTCACTCCTTCGGGTGTCGAACCCTCACATGCCAACCGTGGGGAGTGGTGCGCTGCGGCTATCCTCACGGACCACCATCAGCCTAACACACAAAAATACTCAGATGATGCTTGCCGCCCATCCAGGAATCGAACCTGGTACCACGCCTTTCGTGGTGGGCGTTGCGCTGCTGCTATCCTCACGGACCGCCAACAGCCTAAAAACAAAAATACTTGGATTATGATATTCTACTCGTCAAGAATTGTAATCCGTGACAATTCATTGTCTACATGAATTTCGTAACCTCTATAATTGATGCTGTAACCTATGCAGCCATAACTACAGAACAGCGGTTCGCAAATCATTCGGAAGCCATACCAGGTGAACCAAAATGGATTTCTATTATATCCATTAAGCCAACTTTCACAATCGCCATCACGCTTCAATATAGCATTGATCAAACGCTTCAATTCGTTGGGTATATCTTTGGGGATTCTCATAACTTTAATATTTTATAGATTTTTGATATTTGTCTCGTACCACACCGCCGCCTGCGCCATCGTATCCTTCAGTTCCTCGATGATCTGCTTGTAGTTGTTCTGAGTGATAACAATGTGCCGTTCTGGGTGCTTCCCGTCGTGGTCGCCACTTGCCAGGTGGATGATGCAGAATGTGCGGTCGGTATCGTGATGGGCTACCATGCCTCGATGCTTGAGAACTGCCACCGTGCGGTCGAAGTCTGCCGGAGTGGTGGGTACCACCTGCAACACGCTCCATGGACGTTCCTGAACCGTGAGGAGCGTCTGCCCTTCCTGCTCACTAAGCAGGAAGGAATGAATTGTTTTAGATGCTTTCATATCATTAAGCGGTTTTTTTGATGTCCTTCATGTACGAAGTAACAGAAATATCTCCACATATAGAGTCGTACACTTCATATTCTAAATCTTCGTTACCTCCGACAGACATATATTCTGCCTTTACTATATAATATAGCATACAGAAAAGATAGGCAGGCTGGAAAGTCTCGTTATCATCGAACAGGCGGCGTGGCCACTGATCGATGTCGTTGGATAGATTAGAAGATAAGCCATCATAGCTTGTGTGGTTCTTCTTTATCCACTTGTCCAACTGATTGCGGTGTTTCCCTATCTTTGCTATAATAGCATCCTCCGCAGCCTGTGTCAAGCGAACTTTTACACGACAAGAATCATTTTCAAAATTGTAGTATCGTGGACTGACTACCTCTAAGAACTCCAGCTCTATATCATCGCTGATAAATTCCTGCATCCATGATTCCCACGCCTCGGTGTATGCCTTACAGATGTCGTTCTGATACTGCTTATAATCGAAGGTGAAGTCTACGTCTTCCTCTATCCCTTCTTCCTCACACTCATAATATATTGTGTCGTTAGGACTCCAGATGGAGTCGTAAAAGCCTACGAAACTCGGCAATATACCTATAGTCTCATTTACAAAAATCTTATCCATAATTGTAATATTTTTATTTGTCTATAATAGGGGCAAATGCCCCAGTGATACCTTATTTCTGATTTTTCGCTAATATTTTTCTCACGCTATAATAAGGCGTATTAAACGGATATTTCACTTCGTTGATGACATATACTACGGTCGGCTCCGTCATGCGCAATGTGTCTCGACACTCCACACGGCCATACATGCCATGTACCATAAAGTTCAGGGCGCACATCTTGCAAGCAATAGGATCGCTGTCTTGTGCCACATACTCGAAGCGACGGCCGGCAGAATGGTCCAGCTTGCTCTTCTCCATGTAGTGAGCCAGGAGCAAACGTCCGCTTCCTGCTGCGCAGTCGTTCACCTTGCCGTGGTCGCCGGATCCCAGTGTGCTAATCCATGCCATGAGGTCTGAAATGCTCTGAGGCGTGAAGAACTGCCCTGTCTTCGATGCCTTGCCACGGCTCAGATACATTTCCTCGTACAGGTTGCCGAACACGTCCAGCCACTCGCCACGCTCCATCGCTGTTGCCACATCGTCGAGCCACTGGAAGGCGAGTCCGTCAAAGTAAGGATTTTTCTTCGTGCAGCTCAAAACATGCTGCCTGTATTCAGTTGTACCAGCCTTAAAAGCGTCAATGCTGAAGAACTCTATAAGGTAGTCGCAGAAGTCGCTGAGTGCCATTTCCTGCGGTCTGCTGTGCTTGTTTGCCTGTTCGGTCAATACGTCGATATAATTCTTTTTATCCATGATTTTCTCAAAATTTTATGTGTTCTATAATAGAGGAAGGCCAGAGCCTCCCCGGTATGGTTAGACGCACTTTTTACCGTGTGCAATAACGTGTTCACAAATGAGCTTTGGGTAGGGGGAATGATAACTGCCTTCATTCTGGATAAAATAAGCAAGATCTTCAGGGGCAGAAGTTCCTACATAAGTCTTCATCAACTTGTAGATAAATTCTCGCTTGATTTTCACCTTCATCGTATAGCCTTCAACGGTTATGCTGTCTTCATCTATATTGACGCGGTAAACCGTAGGGGGCAATCTGCGAATCTGTGCGTGACCTTCAGCATCTCTGTAAAATTCGATATTGTCCTTAACAACATCAAACTCGCGTATATTGAATACCTGTACGCTTACGCCGCCTTCCTGGATATAGGCACGGACGGCGTTATATACTCGATCGTCGTCGGTGTACGCGTTGCCCCAACGTGCCACAGGCTCCGTTATAGTTTCGCCTTCAGTGAACAAACTATTCACGGCGATAAAATCATTCACCTTATTAGCTGCTTCTTTACTTCCACAAATGATAAGATATTTCTTCATAATCTCTAAAATTTTATGTGTTCTATAATAGAGGCTGCCCTGCTGCCAGGTACAGCCCCGTGAATGAAGATTAGTAAGACAATACCGCTATACGATAGTATTCTGTTTCTCCTTCTTCCGGAATGTTGGCAATACACATATCGCCTGTAGGTGCCTCATAAACATACGAGCTGCCTATAATATCGTACACCGTGAACTCGCCTCGCTGTTGGCTATGCTCGCCGCCGTTGGCAATACATGTGATGCCGTTGTGATAGCCTCCTGAAGGTACAGGGAAGTCCCCACCTACCATTCTATCCTGGAGGAAGCGAGACGAGCGGCGGCCCGCCTCCTTGCTTGTCAGTTTTAGGGCCTGTGCCAGGAGTCGCTTTGCCTCCTTCCATCGTGACTCGTTGAACATATCCCGACGCTGTGGGAAATACTTCTGGTCGTTGCTAACGTTATATAATACTATCTGTGCCATAATCTTAAAATATTAAAAGTCTGTGATATTTTTATCTGCCTATAATAAGGCGTTATTAATACTCGATGCAGAGCAATATTGCCACTACAGCTGCAATGATGTTGTAGCCGACAAACTGCCAGCCGGTGCACTTGATGGGGTCGCCATCCTGGCCATAAAAGTTGTGCTTGGTTTGGAGCCACTGGCAGGCCGTTTTCAGGGCTGCCAGGGCGTTCTTGGCCATGCGAGTGGCGAGTAATACGATAACGGCAAATAAAGCCGTCAGAAGGGCACGTGTGCCCGTTGTGCGTGATATTGTGATATTCTGTGCCATGATGATATAAATTTATGCGATTTTCTTCTTCTGCTCTTCCACTTCCTGCCAAAGGCGCTTGTCCGTTCTGCCATAGCCGGCCTCGCCATTGGAGCAAAGATAGGCGCGATACATTTCCTCGTCGCAATACATCGAGAAGGCCATTTCAGCCTCGTTTTTCAGTTCATCTATAACGGCCTCGATCTTGCGGATAATGTGCGCGGCGTGAATCTTGCTGAGCCCCTTATTGTCGTACCAGTTGTCGCGGATCACGTCGTCGGCCTCCAGCTCGTCGTGCTCATACTCGAACGTCTCGTGCCATCCTTCTATCATGCCGCTAACCTTTACTTTTGCGAACCAGTCAAAATTAGCCGCTTCGTAATAGCCAGACGTGCAGCCAGCTTGCATAGTAATATCTACATACGTGTTGCCAAGCCAGATAGTTTTAGTCTTTTCTGAGAATAGAGTGGTAGGGTAACTGCGGGCCCCGTCGCATTCCTCTATATCATGCCATCCCGTCGCCTTCAGTTCATAGGCTACATTATCTTTGTCGGCATCATAATTAGCCTCTGTGTCAAGCTCATCATACTTGCCAAAAAGGTCTTGGTCGAGTTCGTACTCGTCTATATCCTCCTGTGTGTAATATACAGGCATTCCGAAGACGAAATAACGAGAAGCGTTTTTTAACGCAAAATTAGGTGTACTCATAATCTGTAAAGTATTTAAATGTTAGTGATTTTATATGTAGTTTATAATAGGCTTTTTTCCTTCAAACACTCATTGTAGCCGTATTCTTTTTGCTGATACATCACTGCTGTCCCGTTAAAATCTTGAAGTATCATCTGAGCTCAAATTCTCGGAATTCCGTTCTTGATATTCAAGCACTTATATAACATCTTATGTTAGTTTGATTAAGTTTCAAAATCAAATCGGTTTACTTTAAAAACACTTCTATTACTTTAATATACAGATAGTTATGCGACAAATTCATAATTTTAACGGGACACTAGTGCTGATACATCAGAGCTGCAACAGCGGCACACTGCAAGCCTGTGAGTTTTGCCAGTTCTGGCGTGTTATTAATAACCTGATACAGTGTCTCCGCTGTTAGAGGGGGTAAAGCTGTTGCCTTCTTAAAATTAGTATAACGTGTCATAATCTATAAGCTGAATTTCTGTTGCCACCAGATTTTAATTGTTATTTGTTTTTGTTTTACGCTTGCAAAAGTAATAAATATATTTGTACATACAAATAAAAACATTAAAAAATTTATATTTCTATTTGTTTTTTAACGTTTATAAAGTAATAAACATATTTATACCGCAAATATTTTCATTTGTTTATAATTCCCTAATATCCGTGATGTTCTATAAAGTCTATAACGAGCTGCCAGGAGTGGGAGCGGCTATAAAACTCTAATATCTGTGATATTGTATAACATGTATATATAATGTAGAGTGGTGGACACGATACAGCGAGATACAGCACCATACAGCACCATACAGCACCATACAGCGAGATACAGCACCATACAGCGAGATACAACACCATACAGCGAGATACAGCGAGATACAG